CACGCACGCCAGTCAGGTCGTCCAGCCTACGAATCCCAGAACGAACCCCCGTCCCACGAGCCAACGCGCCCTCGATACCGAACGCGTTCAAGCCAGCGTAGGGAACCCCGCCCGCCAGAGCCGACCCAAGATCGGTCGTATCACTTTGGTCCCGCTGGTTCTGCAAGATGTCGCCGACTGCCGACGGGTATGAGGCAGCGACTGCACCGGTAGTACGCGCAGCGCCTTTGGCTGCTTGACCCAGACCGAGCCGAGCTGCAGTGCCGGTGAGCGACGCACCGCCCGTGATGCCGCCAACAATGGCTTCGGCAGCGTACGGAAGACTCTGTACCGCCAACCCACCAGCGTAGTTGAGCGCGGAGCCGACGCCGCTGACGTCTTTGTAGCTGTCGATTGCACCTTGGTTACGAGCAAAGTCGCCTGCTACACGAGAGGCGAAGTCATTTTCAATTCGCTTGCGCCGAGCCCAATCGCTGCCTGCGGCTTCGGCCACTCCATACAAGCCAGCTTGATAGCTATCCAGCGCCGCGCTGAAGCGGTTACCCGACATGCCGCGAGCGTTTCCACCCCACCCGAACTCATCGGCAATCTGACCAGGACTCTTACCCACGCCTCTGGCGTATGAGGACAACAACTCCTCATCAGAGCGTTCATTAGCGGAGGAACCAATCGCGGCGCGGAGGTCTGCAATAGTCGGCATCAATGCGCTCCTGCTACTTACAAACCAAAAGCGGCTTTTTCATCGGCTTCACGTCCGGGGTAGTCACCCCTTGGCAGGGTGTCCACAAACTCACCGATCCGAGCGCCCCCTGCTTTGACCGCATCGCCTATCGGCCCGTAGTTGAGCCGGAGCCCGCCCTTTGCCGGGGGTTTGGTAGCTGCTGCAGACGGGTCGCCACCCAAAATAGCAGCGATGCCTCGCGGGTCTAGCTGGCTGCCTGAATCGTTTCCGTCGCGGAACTTCATGAACTCGGAGCGGATCTGCTGGATCGGGAGGTCTTTTAGCAGCACCGTCTTGCCATCCTTCTGGGCGACAACCTGCTCGCCGAACGTCTCCATGAAGTCCTTGAACGGCATGTCAAACGAAGTCTTTGACTCCGGCAAGCCCACCACCTTGCCAATAGACGACATGGCAGCGGATTCCTGTGCGCGGTAGTCCTGCATCATCCTTTGCCGCTTAACCGGATCGGTCTCCTTGGACAGCGCGACGGCCATGTCGTTCAGCTTCTTAACCATTTCAGGAGCGAGCTGCTTAGGCTCCTTCGTTGAGTAGTACCCCCGCAGTGCCGCAGTACGAGCGGCGTCGTTTGCGTCTTCGTTCCCCTGACGCACTGTGGTGTTGTTCAACGTGCCCGCAGCCATCGTCGTGCTGTTCCACGTACCGATGTGCGCCCCAAGTTCTTTATGGGCTGCTGACAAATAAGCCATCGCGTCCGTGCCGTACCCGGCCTCAGCCAGCTTGCTCGCCATAGCAAACTGCCGCATCTCGGATTCGTTGAGCGTGAACTTCTTGCCTGGCTCCCCATCCGCCTCCGTCATCTGGACCATGTAGCCGTTCTTGTCTTTGCCCAAGTAGATGACTGGGATGCCGGAGTTGTTCGCCCCCGCAGCAAACTTACCCAGTTCCTCTTTGGACAGGCGTGCAACGTCGTTGGCGATGTCTTGCCGGTTGAGGACTTGCTCTTGTGCGTCTGCCGCAGCTAGGCCAGCGCGATCCCGCAACCCCAAAGCAAGATCTCGGTTTCGGTTGTTCAGGGAGCGGTCGTATTGCGACTTCTCTCTAACGTAGTCCTGCTTCGGCTGAGGCAGCCCCTGCGCCTCCATTGGCATAACCCCGCCGCCAGCCGACGACGGCATGTTGTAGGGCGACGTGTCACTGCCGTCACCGAAGGTGCCAGCTTGGGGGCGGTAACCCGGTGGGTTCGCAACCAGCCCCGCAGTGTTTACCTGAAAGTTCGTCGGTTGCGCAGCTTGGGCGGGGTCAATGCGAACGGGAGCGACGGGAGCGTTGTCGCGGTAGCCCTTCCAGGCGGATTCCCGCTCGTTGTACTCAGCATCAGCGCGCTTGTCCAACTCCGCTTGCCGTGCATCCAGCTTGGCTTGGCGCTCGTTCTCAATGCGCTGCTGGCCGATCTGACGGCCCATGTTGAAACCAGCATCAAATCCCATGATCTCTCCTTAACCGAATCTGAAGCCGCCGCTAGCCCAGCCGCCCGCTGCCGCGCCTGCTAGCGTGTTGAACGGGTTGTTGGCATCCGCCGCAGCTTGCGCGTTAGCCCGTGCGCTGAATTGGTTGGTAGCGTTCTGCCCCATCTGACCGGCCATCAGCCCTGCCGAATTAAGCCCGGAGTTCATACCTGCCAGACCTGCGTTGGCATACCCAAGCCCTGCGCCGCCGTACCCAGCACCAGAGCCGGAAAGACCAGAAGCCATCGCGGGGTAGCCAGCCAATGCGTTGTTAGCGCGGTCGGTGAGCTGCAGGCCTTCTTGCCTTGCGGCGTTACGCGCCATGAACGCGGCTTGTGCTTGCGCACCGGCAGCACCTACACCTTGACGAGCGAACGCTTCTGCGACTGCGTTGGGGTTCATGCCGCGTCGAGCTGCGTCACGCATGGCAGAGTTACGTGCGGAGGACAGTCCTGAGTTAACGTCAGCGATGCCCTGGCTGCGAAGATCAGCGGCACGCCCGGCCTCGTTGAAATTAGTTGCGTCGGCGGCGATTCGATCTTGCTGGGTTGCCAGCATCGCCCTGCGCCCGAGAGCGAACGTGCGGTCTTCTTGCGACTGGTTGTACGCGGTCCTCGATGAGTCCAGACCGAACTGCAGCTGCTCGCGCTGCAGCGGAGCCAGCTCTGCGGCGTTGGCCAGCATCTGTTCGATGGCCTTGTCCTGCACGCCCATCGACTTAACCATCGCGGCGCGTTCCTCTCTGGACGGTTTGTATCCGCCGCCGCCCTTCTTGCCCTCCAGCGTCATGGAGCCGTATCGGGTGCGCCGACCGGCTCGGGGGCTGAACGCCTGCTCAGGGAGCAAGTCCCACTCGTGTTGGTGAAACCTAGACATACCGACAGTCCTTACGCCACATCGAATAGATGATTACATCGCCCCCATCGGGTGCGGCTCCCGTGAGGATGGCTTCTGGCTTGAAGCCGAGGTGCTCGTCGAAGCGACGGGCCACCGTATTACTTGCGTTCACGTACGCGCTTACCCTGCGCACGCCCATCTGGTTGAACGGGTAGCCGAAGAACGCTCTGAGGGTGCTTCGGTTGAGCCAGCCGCTGCCTGGAACCGCTGCCACATGCATCCACACGTTGTAGTCACTGAACCCCTCGTAGAGCACGCCCGCCACCAACTCGCCGTCACGCTCTATCCCCAGAGCTTCCATACCTTCGACAGCGTCAATGGGCATCAACGTGCGAACGAAGTCCAGCACACGAACCACATCGGTGGTGATGCTCAGATCCATTCGTCAGCCTTCGGCGGCTTCCGGTGCAGCTTCCACGTCCACCTTGCGAGGGCGACCACGCTTAGCGGCAGTCGACACCCCGACATCGAGCGACTGAACCAACGCTTCGCCGTCTGGCGTGAGCAGTGGGCCGTCAACCGTCATCTGTCCGTAGTTGACGTTCTTGTAGTCAAGCTGCCCGCCGACCACCTGGAAGCCCATCTCCAACAACAGCTCGACATTCATAGTCATCTAAACGCTCCTTTTGCAGCCGATATTATGCGCTTACATGTAAGCGTATGCTAGGTGGGCCATGTGATTGCTTCGACCTCTGCGATGGTGGTTGCCGCCTCAATGGCGGTGCGCAGCGACCGGGAGGTGGCGTAAATCTGCTGGGTGCGCTGCCCCAGCGTCAACCCGACTTCGATCATCTGTGCCGTGCTCAGCGTGACGACGGTGTTGTCGAACAGCGTGTACTCGATGGTCTGTGGGTAACCAGACGCTGCGAGCGTTTGCAGCATGGCGATGGCGTCGGTGATGTTCTTCTGGCTGTAGGTGTCTGCGTCGAACACGCCGTAGAGGGTCGTGAGCGGCGCAGTGAGGGCTTCGTTGCGAGAAGTCTTGATGCGTTCCCACTGATCGAGTTGCTGCTGAGACAAGGAGCGAGGGTCAATCCACTGCTTGATGCTGTAGTCAAACGTGTGTTTTGGGCTAGGACGCGGCCCCATAGAAACAAACTCGGAGCCTGAGTAGTAATGGGTTGAGTCGCTTATCGTGCCAACAATAAGAACGCACGACAGCCCCTCCAGATCCATTTCGTGAGAGGACAGTTGGGTTATTCTTCCAAGTGAATCTACAATTGCGTATCTCATCGCTTAGTTCCGATTGCAATTAAGTAGCGACTTTGAGTAGTGTGACCGTTACCCACCATTACCATAGTGTATGTATTTGCTGTTCCGAGCGTTGGAGAGCTATCAATGACTACGTCGGTATTGGCATAGTCATTACCGGCTCCTGGGAAAGCCCCATAAAAATTGCTGCTTGAGTAAACAGTAGTCCCGTTCCGTCTTATCTCTATTACTGACGATGTACCCCCGCCAGTGGTAGCACCATTTAAACTGTAGTAAAACAGAAGGATTACTGCCGGGGCGGCACCGCTGGCGGCAGATGGCATGGTAATTGAGCCTAGCGTCAAAACCGTTTGGGTGCCTGGGCTAAGCGGGTTTGTCGCACTTACACCGCGATTTGCAGTAATAGCCTCGCCCCTGACGTTAACGGTATCCACGGCATTGAGTGCGGCTGTCGTCAATGTGCCTGCAAAGGTACCGCTAGCAGCCGATAAAGACCCTGAAAAACTCCCGGTGGCGGAAGATAAAGAACCTGCAAAGCTACCGGTAGCCGCCGACAAAGCCCCTCTAAATGTTCCCGTATTAAATTCTGCAGATCCTGACTTGGCTATAGCCCATCCTGCGCTACCCGCCACATAATTATCGGACTGTATCGTACCGCCTATCTTTGCGTTGGTTACCGCCAGGGCTTCTATCTTGCCGGTAGTTACAGCCAAGTCATTTATTTTCGCAGTGCCTACAGCCAAGTCATCTATCTTGGCTGTGCTTATTGCCAGATCAGCGATCTTGGCCGTGTCGATGCTGGCGTCGCCGATCTTGGCGGTGGTGATCGTGCCGTTCTGGATGAACCCGTCGGTGATGTAGACGCCCGCAGGGACGCTCACTCCGTTGATGGTGGTTGGCGTTGTTCTAACAATGAACGGGGCCAAGGGCTCGATGCCGGGGCCGGTGGGGCTGGCGATATAGAAGCTGTCCGCCCGCACGCCGAAGCTGCTTGTTACCCTGCCGTTGGCTTTCTCAGAAGCCAGCCCATACCCCGCCACGTACCCATTGACATCGAGCTTGACGGTGTACTGCGCCAGCAACGTTTCCGTCTCCACGCTGCGCAGCAGTGCCTCAATCTCCAGTGCTGCCTCGTCCTCGGCAGTCTGCGTTTGCAGCGTGGTGACTTGCGTGGCCAGTGCCCCGTCGGCATCGGCGCGGGCCGTTGACTCTGTCAATATCGCTGCTGCGTTGTCGCCCGTCGCTGCTGACAGCGTGGTGATCTGCGAAGCGATGGCTGAGTCTTGGGTTGTGCGTGCCAAAGTCTCGGCGGTCACCGCCGCTGCGTTGCTCCCGGTTGCGGCCGCAAGGCTGTTGAGTTGCGCCGCCACGGCGCTGTCGCTGCTGGCCCGCGCGTTCTGCTCTGCCAAAATGCCCGAACTGCTGTTGCCTGCCGCCACCGCAAGTCCCGTGATGTTGGCGGCTTGGGCCGAGTCTTGGGTAGACCGCACCTGTTGCTCCGCAAACAGCGCAGCGGCGGTGTTGCCGGTCGATGCCCCCAGCACGGTGAGCTGACTGGCCACGGAGCTGTTTTCATCAGCGCGGGTTTCCTGCTCGGTTTTGATGGCCGATGAGTTGGCCCCCACCGTCGCAGAGAGTGTGGCCGTGACCGCAGCAGACGCCGCATCAGCGGTCGCACGGGCGGTTTGTTCAACGATCAGTCCTGCCGTGCTGCTGCCCAACTGGGCCGCGATGGAGGTGGTTTGCGAAGCAAGTGCGGCGTTCTGATCCACCCGTGCAGCTTGCTCAACCTTCAACCCTGCGGTGTTCTCCTCCACCGAAGCCACGATGCCGGTCAAGGTGCTGGCCACGGCGCTGTCCGCAGCGGCCCGAGCGTTCTGCTCCGAGATCACCCCGGCGATGGTCCCGCCCACAGAAGCCCCGAGAGAAGTCACTTGCGACGCGGTCGCGCTGTCGGCCGTGGTGCGTGCGTTCTGCTCGGTAGTGACAGCGGCCAAACTACTTCCCGTCACCGCCACAACCACCTGAATCTGGCTGGCCACGGCGCTGTCAGCACCTGCGCGGGTCTGCTGCTCGGTCTGGATGGCTGCGGTAGCCCCTGCTGTGGCCGCGCCAACGGTAGACACCCGAGTGGCAAGCACGCTGTCGGCGGTGATGCGCGCAGTTTCCTCTGTGTCAATCAGTGCCGTGTTCGCGGCGATGTCCAGGGCGCGTGCGCTGGCTTCAGCCAAGTCGCCCGCAATCCGAGCTGCGATCTCGTTGTTTAGCGAGTTGATGACCCCACTCAAATCACCACTTGAAAGATCGACAAGGGCGTCTACTTGATCCTGCAAGTCCGCATCAGCCAGCGCCCGAGCGGTTGCTTCCGCCTGCACCGCCAAGACTCGGTTGCCAACCTCCGTTTGCACCCGCTCATTCACCGATCCTGGCAGGCTGGCTAGTCCGTCGATGAGGTCAATCCGCCCGGTCAACGCCGCGTTTAACTGGCTCGTCGTGATCTGTGATGTGAGCGCCTGAAGAAGCAGCGAAACGTCTTGGCCCGTCGTCGCCAACAAGCCGTTCGTTCCGCCTGCGGGGGACGCGCTCAACACGCCAGCGCGTGTTTCCCACTTGATCCACAGCCGCCATGTCGTCGCCGGGTTGCTCGGGTAGGCGTACACCGTCCCAGAGAACTGGGAGATCTCGGTGGCGTCCAGAAAAGTTGGCAGCGGGTCGCCCACGTCTACCACTTTGCCGTAGACCCGCGTGCGCAAATGCCGCCCACCTTGGATATAGCTGGGTGAATCGTGCTCGATGAAGACGTGGCTGATGGCGGACGCAACGCTGAAGCCCGTGGGCGTGGGGGGCGGCGTGAGGTCCAGCTCACCTTCTATGAACGGCGGCACCAGCGGCAACCCGCCGCCCCCAGGCCGAGGTGTGTACCCCGTCGGCAAAGTCGCCAGCCCGTTGTCCAGCAAGTCGCGCAGTGTGATGCCTCGGTCCAGCGGGCTGCCCTGCCGCCCCAGGTAGCCCATCAGCGTTTCCCGAACGCGCTGCTCAAAGTTCGCCGCGCTGGTGCTCGGGAGGTCGTTGCGGGAGTCACTCATGGCCGTCGGGCGTTAGCCCGTGAAGCTGGTGTTGAGCATGAACGCCGTTTGCAGCGTGGCTCCGTTAATGAACACGGCCCGGTAGTAACGCGTCATAACCGGCACCGTGAGCGTCACTACCGTGTTAGCCGCCACTACGGTGTCTGCCGTGGCCCGCCGCCAAGTCGCGTTGTCGTTTGACATTTCAATCCGCAGCGTCCCGGCCTGATCCGCAAACGCCGAAGCATTGAACTCTGAGTAGCGATGCACTGCTGCTGCGGCAACCGCCGTATCCCGCGCAGTGCCCGTCACCGTTGCCGCCGCCGCTTGCGCGGTCACGCTCTCGTTAAAGAACACGTTGTTCTGCGCAGTCGCATTGGCAGCCACGGTGGGCATACTCAAAACCTGCACTGGAGTGGAGTTGGCGATGGCTGCGGTGCCGTCCCCCCGAACAATGTTCACGCTCACGCCGGTCAGGTCTTGCAGCACCACCGCGTCGATGCTGACGGTGGTGCTTGTCGCAGGCGGAGTCGCCCCATTCAAAACCCGAATCTGAACGTAGTAATCCTCGTTGGGGTCTAGCGCGTTGCGGTCAAAGTCCACCACCCCGCTCTTTATCGCGTTGGTATTCGCGGCCACCGACGAAAACACCACATCCGTCGCATCGGCGTAAATGTCAAAGCTGGCGTACGAGGCGGTGGTTGGTACCGTGGCCGAAACGGCGGTGTTGTTCGTCCCCCCGTTTCCTGTCTGTGCTTGGGCCGAGGTGGCGGTTACGCCGTTGAAATCGTACCGAGCAAACGTGGTGCCCGCCGCGTTGGTCACTTCAAAGTAAATGTTCTGGTTGGCGATCCGCTGGCTCAACTGCGCAACGAACCGGGCGTAAAACTTGGTGCGAATTGGTTTGGTACACCGGACCGCCGTTTCCGCGTCTGCGGTCGTCCCCATCGCAATCGCCATCACCGAAGACGCCACCGTCACGGTCTGCCCCGCGCCAAGCTCAACAATGTTCCAGTCTGTGGGCAGTGCAGTGCCGGTGAACTCGTATCGCTGCTCTAGTCGGGTGGTGTCAACAGAAATGAGGGCCACAGTGCGCTCCTTAGATGATGCGTTTGAACGAAGCGCCGCCACGAACAACCGTAGCGCCCACCGTAGTGGTCAGCGCCGTGACATCAGACTGACCCGCGATGGTCACGATGTACTCCTCCGATGACCCGGCCGAGGGCTTGACCACGGCCCCCAGCGGGTACTGCGTCTGAAACGCGTACGTGACGCAGCCAGAAACACAGATCACGTTGCCTGCACCCGGCAGTGCAGAGGCTGCGCCCAGCGTGTCCAGGCTCGTCCACGTTGGCAGGGTGGTCGACGCAGTGGTCGCCGTCGTGACCAAGAACTCTTTGAGCGAAGTCGCCGCAGGCCGCACGATCAGGCCAATGCCGTACACCGTGGCCACAACAAACGTGGTGGGGGTGTAGAACTTGGGCAGCGTCCTGAAAGACACCGTGCCGTCCGTTGTCGTGCCGCCGTCCGTCACCGTCCAAGTGGGCTCCGTCGCCGTGTTGGCCGTCGTGCCTGCCGTGGCCACAAAGAACAGCTTGCCCAGTGCAGCCTCACTGCCCGTTGCCGGGGTGATGGACGCAACCCGTGCGCCCAGCGCCAGAGCGGTGTTTTGAGGGCGCGTGCCATACGCCTCAATGTTGGTGCTGGTGCCTGATGCCGCCCAGTTGGCGCGAACAACTGTGCCGTTGTTGGCCAAGGTGGAGCCCGCCAAAAGCTCCCCAACAGACAGGGTGCCGGTGTTTCCCGCAGCGCCGCCGTTGGCGATGATGATGTTGGCGTCTGTTTCTTCCGGGTAACCGGGGGTGTCAATGGTGGTCGTGAAAGTCACGGTGCGAACCACGGTGACGCGGCGGGTGTTTTTAGGCATGGTCTAGCCCTTTGAGTTAATAAAGCTCGGCCACCGTGGTGGCCAGCATGGCGTACTGCACGGGGGACGAGCCTTCGATTTCGATTTGCCAAGTCGTCGCCTCGAACCCCGAGGGCAAGCGAAACGGGCTGGCCGATGTGACGGTCTGTGTGTGCCTGAGCACGCTGTCGGCGTACAAGCGAACAGTCACGGGGTAGCTGTCTGCTTGCGCTTTGGCTGTGACAAAGTTGACCGGCTTTGGCTGCTTGAACAACTTCGACCGAAAGGTGTAAGTCATCGCCGTGCCCGCGTCCCACTTCTGCACGTTAGCGCCGTTCAGCACATACAACTGATCGCGCAACTCGTCAAAGTGCAGGGCCGTGTACCCCGTGCTCATGAAGTACAGCCCTGTCGGGTTGGTCGGGTCGATGAAGAACCCTTTGCGCCCGCTGCCCGCGTCGTAGCTGCCAAAGTACCGGCCCTCGTACATCCGACCAATGATCGAACTCGGGACCAGGGCCTGCCAGTCTTCCCGCAACATCAAACCTTCGGTGAGCACGCGAGTCCCGCCTGAGCCGATCCAGCACAGCCCGTCTTCACTGGCCCAAGCCACGCCGGTTCCCATTGCGGCCACAGAGCGAGCAGCAACGCAGCCTTGGGGCAACTCCAGAAGCTGCTGGTCCATGCTGTCCGGCCCCGAGCCCGACACGATCAATGGCCGCGCAGTGGTGAGAACAATCAGGCTCTGCCCAAACGCAGCCAGCGCGACGGGCTTGGAATCCGGGGGCAAAATCTCATAGCCGATGGGCCACGCGTACGGGAGATAAGACTCGCAAAACCGCACTGCGTTGCCACTGATCCCCGCCAGCATGCCGTTCCACAACGAGGTCAGGTACGTCAAGTTGTCAGGAGGGGGGTACCACGTTGTCGTAGGCAAAACCTCACCCAAATCGCGCAGGTCGTCCTGCGTGGTGGTTGTGCCAATGGCGACCTCTCGCAAGAAGAAAAAATCAGTGGCCCCCGAACTGCTCGACTGTGTGCGATAGATACGGATCAGGGTGATGTTGTAGTTGCCCGCAGGGACAGCAGAGAACGCGCTGAGCGTGGCGGTGGCATCGCTGGGGCGGTCGTTCTGTGCGCTCACCGGAGACGGTGCAGACTCCCATCCCCAGTCATTGACGTACGTGTAGACATAGAAGGCCGTATCCGTACTTCCTGTCCAAGTTCCCGTGTCGGTGGCGACAGTCGGTGCCCCGACAGGCGCGGGGACGCCCAGCGGTCGAATCACCACGGGGTTGCTCTGCGGGTCGGTGCCGTCCAGTGAAGTGTTGTCCGTGACCTTCGGAGCCCCGTCCCCAGAGTAGTAGGTTCGCTCTGTCGTGTCCGTTGCGTCGAACCCAAGAACTGCGTGGACAACCCCCGTCCAACTCAACCAGTATTGGCTGTCGCTCGCCACGTCCCGGCCCATGCGGTAAATCGTCTGTCTCCCTGCGGGCACGGTGGCCACCGTGGTGGGAGCTTTCCAAGAACGCAAGTCGCCCCGCCCTGGCTTTTGATTAAGGCTCACCGTGCCCGTTGTTTCGGGCAGCAGCATCGGGTGCGTGGCGCGGTTCTCCCCGCCGAACCCTGCAAGGCGTACAACTGGCATCAGACGTCTTTCACCGTCACGGTGAAGTCGGCTTCTTTGACCAAGTTGGCCGATGTGGTCAGCCTGACGGTGACCTTGTATTTGGTGCCGTTGGTGCCGCCCGACAGGACCGTCTTGACGACGTTGCCGGTGCGCGTAGACGCGACCACGGTGATGCCGGTCTCGGCAGTGGCCGTGAACGACGAGGGGGTATCGGTTCTGTTGGAGAACCAGTCCGTGAAGTCCACGTCGTAGTCCAGTACCTCAGCAGACTGCTTGGAGAATTTGCCCAGGATGGCGGTCATACGGCTACCTCAAGGTCATCGGCGAGAACCGCTACATTGTATGTGCTAACAGGTAAGCTCGTCGATAGGTAGTCGGGCGATACCAAGACAGGCCCGTCTCCGATTGGAACGAAGCAGCTGAGTGCGTCTGTTGGGACCAGGATGTAGCGAAGCTCCACCCCGAGCAGGGAGGTATCGCCGGAATCCCCGACGTCGAGCGAATAAAGCGAGCCTACGGCGTAAGCGCTGTTGAGCGCCTGGACCAGAGCAGACGAGCCACTGAGGGCGACTGCGCCAAAGGCTGTGGTGAAACTTGCTGCCTGAGTCCCGGCCGCAGTACCGCTGATCGCGGTGGTGCCGGTTGCGGAAGTTGTGTTGACCGCTTGTGTTCGAGCAGCAGATCCACTGATACCGACCGCGCCGGTCGCAGAGGCTGTGTTGAGTGCTTGTGTGCGGGCGACAGAACCGGAGAGGCTAGGAGCTAGGACCGTGCCCGTGCCCGAAGCTGTATTGGCGAGCTGCGCGAGTGCTGAAGACCCACTGATCGAATTAGTACCGGTCGCTGTAGTTGAGCTGACGGCCTGAGTGCGGGCAACGGTTCCGCTGATCGAGACAGTACCGGTCGCAGAGGCTGCGCTGGTAGCTTGCGTCAGAGCAGCAGAACCGCTGATACCCACTGCGCCTGTAGCGCTCGCCGAATTAGGCTGCTGAGTGACGGAGGCAAAACCAGACGGCCCCGCGACGACCGATCCAGACGCCGCTACTAAGTTGGGCGCTTGTGCGGCAGATGACGTGCCACTGACAGAATTAGTGCCGGTCGCAGAGGTTGCGTTGGCGGCTTGGAGCGGGGACGCCGTTCCTGAAACAAGGGCAGCACCCGGAGCAACTTGCAGCCAGGAGACCTGCACAACATCGTAAACAGCGCCGCTTGCAGCCGAAGTGCCGAGCGCTTGCGTGGCGGATGACGATCCGCTGATGGCATTAGCGCCGGTCGCTGACGCAGCGTTGACGTTCTGCGCAACGGCCGCCGAGCCAGAGACACCTGCGGCAGTGACACTGCCCGTCGCTGACGCCGAGTTGGCAAGTTGGGTGGCGGATGAGGCCCCGCTGACCGAGACCGTGCCCGCAGCTGATGAGGCGTTGAGCTGCTGGGTTCTGGATGCCGTACCGCTGATGGATACGGAGCCGGTAGCGGCGGCAGAGTTAACAAGCTGAGCGGCGGATGCCGAGCCGGACACACCAGCGGCAGAGACAGTACCGGATGCGGCGGCCGTGTTGAGCTGCTGGGTTCTGGATGCCGTACCGCTGACTGAGACAGCGCCTGTAGCGCTCGCAGCATTAAGCCCCTGAGTGGCGGCTGAGGTTCCGCTGATGGATACGGAACCCGACGCAGAAGCAGCGTTAGCAAGCTGAACAGCGGCTGAGGAGCCGGTGATGCCAGATACACCCGCGACAACGGGTAACGCCCCAATCGGACGTGATGCGATTGGGTAAAAGCCGAGCATGGCTTACACCACAGGCCAGTCACTGCGCATGTCGTATGCGCAGACGTCCTCAATCGTCGTCATCGCGTCGATGGTGTCGCGGTGCATCCCTGACACGCCAGCAATCTGGGCCTCAAGGGTGCTGAGTTGCTGGGCCTTCTCCAGCACCAGCACAATCAGCGCAGCCTCGGTGATTCCGCGATAACCAGCCTCCAGCGTCAGCATGGGGCCACCGCCAGCGTTCGCCTCGTCCAACTTGATGGGCCAACTGGACATCTCAGCGGGTGAGGTTCCTGCGGTGACTTGATTACGCAAAGATGCTGCTGCCGCATCGACCACAGCGGAACGATCTGCTTGAGCCTCGACGAGCGTTGCAAACTCGATGTCAGGCCCATTAAAAAATTGGTTGTCTTGATAAATTAACATGATTACCAGTACCAGATATCTAATCGACCATCACCACCCTTGCCGCCAGCACCGCCAGTAATACCGCCAGCACCGCCGCCACCACCACACCCATATACCCCATCACCTCCACGGCCACCCGTGCCCACAGAGTTTCCTCCACCGCCCATACCGCCAGTGCCAGCCAAAAACGGCTCATACCATAAGCCACTCTGTCCTAAACCCCCACCAACCGCACCCCCCAGTAGTGAAGCAGAAATATTATTTAGGCCCGTAAGTCCACCACCAGCGAAATTTGCGTTTGCGGCACTGCAACTACCGCCTGCGCCACCACCACACCCTCTGCCCAATGATTGAAGCGTGAGTAGAGAGGCAGTCGCCCCGGCAGACCCACCCTGCCCTGCAATTCCAGTCGTCACTGTAAGAACTACTAAAAATACGTTTATCGCACCTGTGGCTCCTGCGGCGCCAGCCGATCCACCCGCAGTAGTTCCGAAGCCTCCTCCAGACCCTCCCGGCGCAGTTACAAAGGGTGAGGCGGTTGATGCTGAGTGATCCACATATATATTACTCGCAATACCCGCACCCCCGGCCACCCCAGTCGCGCCACCCGCTCCACCTCTTCCTATTGATACTGGAATAGACCCATTGAAAAATGACGCACGAAACAGTATTCGACCATCACCGCTTCCGCCGCCACCGCCGCCCCCAGCGCGAATAGTCGATGTGGCTCCGGTTGCACCACCTCCACCTCCACCTCCAGCACCTCGCAAGTGAAGATAAATCCATTGCGCCCAACGAGGGTATGTTATTTGAGTAATGTTGCCATTCGCTGCCGTGGCATTACCCAAGACAACGATATGATTTTTGTCAGACGAATAAAGGTTTGTTTGGAAATCCATATTAAAAAAACCAGACATCTATCCGAGAATCACCGCCATTACCACCCCGGCCACCAGTAGTCCCGCCGCCGCCACCGCCGCCACCGCAGCCATATGCGCCGTTGCCGCCGTTGCCGCCAGTTCCTGCTGCGTTACCGCCGCCGCCCAGACCGCCCGTACCTGACAAAGTTTCTTCGTGCCAAATGCCATTGCCACCAGCGCCACCTCCGACAGCCCCGCCTGCCATTGTTTGAATCAAAGTGCTGGATTGCGTAAATCCACCTCCAGTAAAATTTGCGTTTGCTGCGTTTACACTGCCCCCACCAGCCCCCGCGCATCCGTTACCCACAACGGATGCTGTTATGTTTGCGGCATTTGCTCCAGCGGAACCTATAAGTCCGTTGCCGCCTCCCAAATTAACACCGCTCTGGAGGCCAAAATATGCGGAGGGTTGTCCTCCGGCGCCAAGAGTCCCTGCCGCGCCACCCGTGGTCGTTCCTGCGCCCCCCCCAGTCCCACTAGCAATACCGATAAAATTTGGATTACCAAATACTCCCGTAATTTGTGCTATAGGGGCCACTTGAATAGTTGCGGAGGGAGTACCGCCGCCCCCTCCCGCTGTTCCAGCCGCTCCCCCAGTGCCGCCTCTCGGCAAAGTCGCACTAATGGAGCCTCTAAAAAAAGAGGCTGGTGTAAAAAAACTAAATATGCGCCCAGCAGCCCCACCACCGCCTCCAGCGCGAATAGTCGATGTGGCTCCGGTTGCACCGCCTCCACCTCCACCTCCACCGCCTATCAAACGCACAGCCACCATTGAAGCCCAACGAGGTATTGAAATCACACAAAGACCGCTGTTGGTGGTCGTCATCCCTGCGTCAACCCATACATGGTTTTTGTCTTGCGTAGATAAAAAACCCCAAAAATCCATTCAATAATCCCCACCCACCCCGATTGCCGCCCAGCCAGCACTTGTTGGTGCGGCACTTAACAGCCAGATAATTTTGTAATTCGCCGGGATTGCAATATTAAAAGGTAAAACCAATTCTGGTAATTGAGTAGACGTTGACAAAGTAGTGGCAGGGAGGGTTAATTCACCAAACAAGAAATTATTGGTTGCGGTTGTAGTTGCGCCCCCGTTATTTATCCAAAAACGAGCAACAACGCCAACCGAATTAGTGCCAAGTGGCTTAACTTTGACATAGGTAACAAAACTACCTGATGCGCCAGCGGTAAAACAAGTTGCTACTGTTCCGCTGGCTCCATCGTAGGAGTTGGCCGTTGATGTTGTAAGGGTGGTTGATGCGACGTTAGGCGTCGTGGTGTATTGCGGGTCGAGTGCCATTTAAGTAATCCCAAAGTTACCAAGTGAGCGCAGGATCACAGTTCCTGAGCGCGTGCCTTTAAGTGCCCTTGCGCTGGGTGTCAGAAACACGTTGACGGTGGTGGTGAACGTCACCCGTGAGCCTGTGCTGCTGTCGCTAATCTGTCCCCGGCTAAGAGTCGTGCCGTTCCAAACCGAGTCGCACACCTCCCAACTGCCGGGGGTTGTGCTCTCAATAGCGATGGTCACCACACTGCCCGTTGGCACTTCGGCAGCAAACGTGGCGTATCCGGTCACAGAACCAGAAGGCGTGACTGCGCCGCTGCCGGGGTTGGCGGCGGTCTGCGATACGCGGTCAGCGACGAAACTCATCGGGACGTTCCAAAAGTTGTGAGTGTCATTTACTGCGCCTCAATACCGACCTGACTCGCAGTGCCGGTTGTTGTGATGTTCAGTGTGTACGTTGTGAAAGTGCTGGTGACCGCCTGCCAACTGGAGGTACCAACGGGGGACCCGCCAGAATCTAGCAGTACCACGCGGAGATTCTTTGTTGCGCCGGTTGATCTGCATCGAGTGTCTATGTTGTAGTTACCTGAAGCAAGTGGTAGTGACAAACCAAACTTGGCTGTGGTGACGGCCCCTGTTAGTCCTGGGCTGAAGATGTAATCAACGTCACTCGGAGTTACTTCATCAATGTCTGTGTACAGGGGTTGCGAGTCACTAGAAGTCCATCCGCTAACAGAAATATCAGAGTTCGGCCTGCTTATCGTGACACTTAGAGTATCCGCGCCACCGAGTAAAAGGGGCGTGAACCACATTTAGGCCACCTGTCTAATCGACCAACTGATTACGCGAGGGGTGCCTTGCAGATTCGTCAACGTGTACGTCCAGCCGTGCATCAGCAGCAGCGCGGATGTTGCGTAAACAGGATCGGCAGTTTGTGCGCCGCTGATGATGGTGTCATCAATGACGCGCTGCGTACTTCCCGGCGATCCAGAAGAAACCACCTTTTCATATATCCTGAGTCGGTACGATTCGGTGGTTGTCAAGTTGCTGAAGTCAATAAACGCTTGATATATGCCGTCCGTCGTCTGTGCAGACACTGTGGTGCTACCACTTGGTAAATCATACTCAGTGGAGTTAATGGTGGCAGAGCCGCTAAATGCTTCGGTGATAGCCATTAGTCTTGACTCCAGTAGGTGAAGCGGACGTATCCTGAAGAACCGTTTCCTCCGGCCCCATTACCGCCACCGCCACCGCCACCACCGCCAAAACCGGGAGCATTTCCACCTACCTGTGAAGTGCCCGAAGCGTTTCCGCCACCAGCCCCGCCGCATGACCAGTAACTTGGGCCTCCTACGCCGCCGCCGCCATAAGAGTTAGTTCCATCAGTCCCTCCTACTCCCGGAATCGCGCGTCCAGAGGTATTGGTACACCCCCATACCCCACGCCCTTGATAACCTCCGCCACCGCCTCCAGCGGTTGCCCCCGTTGTAGAGGCTGCACCACCTGAAGCGCCAGTCGCACCTACAAATTTTACATGACCCATTATAAAATTCGTTGCAGTTACCTGTGGTGTATCAGAGAAAGCAGTACCAGTAGGTGGCGAGGCTGCGTTTGCTACCCCAAGAATGCTGCCGCCACTAATACCAAAGTCAAAAGCACCTGCACCGTAATTAGTACCGGTGCCACTTGTTGTAGCAGTTGCGGCTCCTCCTACCCCTTGTCCGCCAGCAATGTTAAAAGTACCACTAGACCATGAGCCCGTGTAAGCATTGAACCCGGTATATGCGCCGCGCGTCAAACCTGCAATCGTAGTAAGACCACCAGAACCATTATTTGAAGCGACTGCGCCACCAGAACCGCCTGCTCCAATGGTGATCGTTAACGATGTGTTTGGTATAACTACCGTTTGGCAGTTGGTAAAAGACACACCCGAACCGCCTCCGCCGCCTCCTGCGCGAGATGTAGTTAAGTTGTAGCCGCCACCGCCACCAGCACCTGCGCCACAAGCATCTATGAATATGGTCGCCACGCCCAGCGGCACAACAAACGTCCACGGGCCATTGACCGATGTCGCATCCGCCACCCCATCCGTCACAACCCCCGTGCCTCGAATGAACTCAACAACGTGCTGCCTCAATACTGGCGATCCGTAACTCATACTGTCACCCCCAGAATACGATCAGCATCTGCTTGGGTGATGTATCCCTGATCCGCGCAGTAGTTGACGAAGTACACAACGTCGGGGTCTTGCAGGTTCACATCCTCGGCCAAGTCAAGCAGTTGCAAGGCATCGACGATCACCGGATCGTTGGCTGCGCGAATACTAATCCGCTGCTGTGCCGTGAAACTGCGAAGGAACTCCAGCCTCGTCACGGGGCCGGGCGGCAGGATCACCACCGGAGCCTTGCTGAAGTTCGTACCATCATGCAAGTCGCCGGGGCCGTACTGCGACAACTCAGGGGTGCGCTCAATGCAAGTGTGGTGAGGGTAGAACTGCTGCGCTCGGGCAGCAGAATCCGCACAGATGCAGTTCTCGACCACGCCGTTGAGGATGAGGAAAACGTCCACCGACCAGCCCTTTCCAGCAGTTAGTTCGCGTTGGTGATCGTGAACGCCGTGACAGCAACCGTTTGGCCGGTGGCAATCGAGGTGTTGTTCAAGTTCAGATCGCTGGTTGTGATGCCCACCGTGCCGTCGATATGACCGACCGTGCCCCCCGTGGTCGTCAGCCGGAACCATGCGGCGGTCGTGCCTGCGCCTGCGCCTGCCGTGCCTGTGCCGCTGGTGATGGAGTTCAGCGTAAGAACGCCACCCGACGAAGCCGGGGCGAACGTGGCACCGCAGGTCAGCGTGGCCAACAGCACCTGTGCGGAAACAGCGGTGTCTGGGCTTGCGGGCTGCGTGCCGCTGTAAATCAGCAGCTTGGCTGTGGTGCCCAGCGTCGTGGTGATCGCGTCTTGCTGAGCGTTCTTGAGAGCAGCGGAATACTTGAGATTGAGTGCCATTTGAGGTCCTTAGTTAGACGGGCATTTCGGCACCTGCGCCGGGCTTCATTTGGGGCTGCACCATCACGGTGGCCTTGATCTCGACGCCCAGCGTGTTGGCAAAAGCGGCGTAGGAGGCTTGAGCGCGTTGGGCGTTACCCGCGTACTCACTGTCTTTGCTGTAAGCGCGGTACAAGATGTAGTCGAGCAGCGCGTTGCCGTAGATGTCGGGGATGCTCACGTTGCCTGTCACGGCAGAGTACAAAGCGCCATCAGCCGGTTCCGTCACATCGGTGGGGAACGCGGCGTATGTGACTTCGAGTTGCGCCGACGTCGTTGCAGGGGGGTAGACGTAGAACGCCTTCGGGTCCCGTGGGTCGAACATGTAGTGCAAGATGTTGACCGCGCCTGTCAAGTTGTGCCAGCCTGGGGTCTGCGCATCTAGGATCTGACGAGGGACCAGTCGCACAGCCTGCTTGGTTGATGTCGACGCCATGTTGCGCGTGATCTCGATCAGCTTGGCGGGTGACGGCGTAAGGGCCGAGATGGTTTGACGCGTGCCAGCCGCCAAAGTAATGGTGGTGGTCGTCGTCATCGAGTCGGGGCGGTACATCACCACCTCGCGCTGGCCGTCGTTCAGCCAACGCACCAACTCATTGGCTGGCCATCGGATTGATGTGGTGTCTTGCAGCACACCGACAGCTCGCAGAATGATGGATTGGGCGGTAAGTGCCATTGGTAACTCCTATCAGGCAAAGTGGGTCAGCTGCACGCGGGATGAGGCAGCAACCTGCCCTGATCTAGCGACGATGGCGGCCTTGCGGGTGGCGACATCAAACTGAACTCGGTAAGCGCCAGCCAGCGCAGGTGCAGAAAAAGGTTGACCTGGAATGAGCATCAAGCGAGAGATGGCTCCCGCCGCGATGGGCTCGACCCAGTTGTTGAACAGCACGTCGTCCACCGAGGACGCAGATCTCGACGGGGCGAACGCAGCTCGCACGGCCAGCCCGTTGGCCACCGTGTAGACAGGCACCGGGTACAGCGTGATGTCTTCGCTGGTGGGCGTCTTCTGGAAGTACACCCTGGGGGTGCTCTCGGTGGCGGTCGAATCTCCCACGTCACCGCGCAGTGCGACGCCAGAGCGCATGTTTTCGATTGAGTTCGGTGTCAGCCAAGAGTCCTCGTGAATCACGCCGAGCACTCGAACCAGCACGGACGAGGCCGGAACGTCCACCGTGTAGTCCACCACCCCTGCGGTCACGGTCTGCGTAGACAGCTCTTGGACCAGCAGCGTCTGAGTACAGAACTCGATGCACGACGACAAAACCGCCTGCTCGGCCAGCATGTTTGTGCAGCCCACAACATGCGGTAGGACGTAGGGCAGAAACGAGGTCAGCGAGGTGGCCATATGAAAAACGCCCGGTGGTTAGCCGGGCGTACTTTATCACGCTTACATGTAAGCGCCTAGCACGTTATGCGGAGAGCACAGCCGTGTAGTCATTGCCGTTGGGGTGGGGGTAGAACGTAGCGGCTTTGTTCTGCGCAACCGAGAACGATGCGTTGGCAGTGCCGTTGTTGATCTTCCCGCCCGCTGCAGCGCCTGCGACAGCGTCCCAAGGAGGGAACACCAGCAAAGCCACTGCCGTGGCAGCGTGGTTGACGATGGTGATGGGCGAGCCCACCGAGCCGTTCTTCGGCAACACCAGTGCGGTGGAGCCCGTGACGGGCACCGTGACGCACAAGCCACCAGTGGCCGTGGTAGCCGCAGCCACCAGGGTCGTCTGAACAGCGATGGTGGTCTGGCCCGCAGTGGCCGTTCCGTTGAAGAACTCGACGCCGCCATCGGCGCGGGCAAATTGAGTGCTAATAGGCATGTTGAATACTCCTGTGGGTTAGGCGACGACGGCCACGGCCAGGGCTTCTGGCTTGGTGACCTTGTGGCCGAAGATCTGCAGACCGCGAACCAGATCACCGAAGTCGGTCGGGTTGCGCAGCTGCTCGGTCTTGGTCATCTGGCTGGCGAAACTCATGGCGCACTTGTGGCCAGCGAAGATCGCGCGACGCTTCAGGACGCTGCCTGCCGAGGTCACACTGTTCTCCGAGCCGTCACCCGAGATCCAAGGCGTGGCGGTACCGAGCGTGCCGGTTGGCAGCTGGTTGGACAGGTACACCGTGAAGCGGTCGATCTTGCCGATCATGCCGTTGCGGATCACCGATGCGCTGTCACCCGTGATCTGGGCTTGCTGCAAGTTGGACTTGAGCAAAGCCAAGCGGGTGGCCGGGTCGATCACCAGATAACGGTCCGAGTCAGGGATGTTCTGCTCGTCCAGGACGCTGGCCATGCCGAGGATCGTGTCCAGGATGGTGTTGGTGGTAGTAGACAAAACCACCGGAGCGGTGTCCGTGCCAAGGTTGATGGCCCCCGACTTCACACCAGCGGTAGCGCCACGATTGGTGGCCGAGCCGTTGAAGATCGAGCGGTAAACGCAAGTCGAGTCGATCACGATGCGCATCTGTTCGGCAGCGTCGTTGCTGAACATGTTCATCAGGTCGGGCTTGGCTTGGTACTCCAGCACGTCGGCGACGTTGAAGCCGAAATACTTAGCGCGGTCCACCAGCATCTCAATCGTGTTGGGGGTTGGGGTCTGGTAGTTCAGGTTGCCGCCAACAACGTAGTCACTGATCGTCAGCGACGGGATGTTATTGATGATGACCTTGTCGCCGATGTTGCTGATGTCGCCTTCCCAGCTGCGATTGCAAATGTCTGCAAACACGGAAGTCGCATAGAACTTGACGTTCAGCTTGCTCGACCAGATGGTCGGAATGAACGTGCCTGAGTAGGCGGGGTTGGTGTTGTACTGTGCCCCTACTGGGGTCACTTGACCTGTAGTAATCGTTGCCATGATTGATCCTTAAATTGTGCTTACACGTTAGCGAATACGCCCTTCGGCAGCTGCTGCATCTATTTCCGCTACGAGCTGAGCGGCTTCTGCTTCGCGTCTTGCGTAGTGGCCCCTGGCGACGTCGTTGTAGAACTTCTCAACGAACTTCGAGGTGAACACCGGCTTGGCCGATTGAGCAGAAGGATTGACAGCGGCAGCGCCATTCGGGGCTACTTGATTTGCCATCGAACTTGGTTGCTTGACCGGGTGAGCAGCCTTGAACGCCTTGAACACATTCGCTACACGCTGCACGTCCATGCGCTGATGGGCGTCGTCCAGAGCCAGCTGCCGAGCAGCTCCGTAAACGGAGTCAACCTCGGCGAGCCATGCGAGCCAGCGCGAGTCCTGGTTGACTTGCTCCCAGTCGGGCACAAGCGTGTTCAGGGTTGCGTAGAACTGCTGCTCCAGATTCGTGTTGGTGCGAGTGGCCACACCAGTGACTTGCTGTTCAAGTGCCGACAAGCGGCCGTCCATCTCAGCTGCTTTCCCGCCGAATTGATCCGCCATGCCTTGGAATACTCGTTCGGCGTAGCGCTGGACCATCTCGATCAGGTCAGCTCCAAAGTTCTCTACATCCTTGGGGTCCGCAGTGGCGTTGGCCTTCTGGTCATCCTGCTTACGCGTTTGCATCAGCGCATCTAGCTGCTTCTGCATTTGCGCGAATTGGCTCTCGTACTGCTTGTTCTGGGCCTGAAGCTCGCCGGTCTTTTGGGCAAACATGCCCTGAAGACTTCGATACTTCTGTTGCCAGTCATCGGCAGGAGGCGGCGCGGGAGGCTGGGGCTCTACGAGCTGCGGTTGCGCACTAACAGGTTCGTTCGCGGTAAACAGTTGGGCTGGGTCATTCATCACAACTTCGGTCTGTGCGACCTGTTGGGAGATTGCCGCTTCTGCCGCTGCAGCTTCGTCAGCTTGCCGTTGAATCGCCTTGGGGAGTGCCATGTAATAGTTCCTTTCCGTGCCGCCCTGGATATTCAGGGGTTGGGCTTGGTGGTCTTACTTGTTTACATGTTAGCACGTGCAAACCCTAACGCAGTTTCTGGGCCGCCTCAAGCAAATCAACGAGCTTGTTGATAACGGCCAGTTGGCCCTGGGCGCGATGCACCATGACCATATCCGTAGCCCCGGTCAGATACTTGACGGCGCAAGCTGCTTCCTGGTCCAACCATTCCCTCAGTGGGCGGTCATCACATATCCGGCGAAACTTCTCTGCGCTGCTCACGGGCGGCGCTCAAAATGCGGGACATCCTTGAACGAGTTCCAAAACCCGCCCCAGCTATTCTTGGGGCTCAAGGACTGCCAATAATCGCCAAGAGGTTTCAGCGTGGGGATGTCGTACGTCAACACGCCACCCTTGAAGAAATTCAGGTCAATCGCGCAGCGGCGCAGGTGGTTCGAGTTCATCGTCTTCGACCGGCCCGTCTTGACGTAGATCTGCTGCTGCTCCGTCGTGCGGAACAACTCGCCTGCCGTGACGGTGAACCCCAACTCGGTCGCCTTCTCGATCAACTTGCACGCATGCAAGAGGAACTCGGCTTGCTCGGGCACGGCGCTCATTTTTCACCCCCAGCCAGTCTGGCGATGGTGTCGTCCTTGGCTTGACTGCGCACCGACGATCCGAAATAGAAACCCAAAACGAGTGTCATCAAACCCACCACGGCAGTGCGGACGTCGGCGTCTTTTGTCGTGGCCAACAGAGCCCCACCACCCAGAACCACCAGCAAAGCCAGTACCGCAGCGACGTTCTTGGCCAACCAGGACGCGTTGACGGACTCGTTGATGCGCGTATTCATGTCGCGGGCACTATTTGTGTCCGCATAGGCCAGTTGGTCGGCCTTCAACTCCTGCTCACGCTGTGCCAGGACAAATTGGTTGAGCGCTTCCTCGTGCGACGTTTCGAGCTGCTTGAGCTGGATGCGCCCCTGCTCGGTGCTCATGGCGGTCGTGAGGTCCACGCCGAGCTTCTCCTCGATGACGTCCTTGCCCTTGGCCATGACGGCGTTCCCGATCAAGCTGAGCCCGCTTTGGAGCAACGCGCCAACCAGAGGAATCACTTCAGCCCCTTCAGGTGGATGTAGAGACCAGCAGCCAAGACGGTCAACAGCGCGGTAGTGCAGACCTGCGCCACGGTCTTCCAGGCTGTGGTCTTGGCATCTCGCCACGCTTCGAGCAAGCTGCGCAGCTCCATGACGTCACGCACGGCGGCATCGTCGTGCAGCCCGATGGACTCCAACGCTTCGCGCGCACCGCGCTTGGCGGCACGCTCCAGTAGAGCTTCGAGTTCAGATTCGCTCATCATGCTGGCTGGAAGTTGTCGGTTACGGGAGCACCATTCATCAGCTGCTGCTGATTTGGCTTCTGAGGCGCGTTTTGCATCTCCTGCTGCATGGCTTGCTGCGCCTGTTGGGCCTGCTGCATCGCGGCGCGTTCCTTGAGGACTGCCACGGGCGGGACCACCTTGTCAGCGTTCATGTCCAGCGTCTTGACCGTCTGGCGCAGCACCTCGGCTCTGCCCTCCATGCCGATGATCTGCATGTCAATCGGATTGGCCGTGGCCAGCAAGAACTCGTTGCGGCGAACCTGGGCAGCTTCCTTGACCGCGAGCGACATGGCCCCGCGCGAGATGACTTTGACGTCACCCTTCAGATCGGGGTCGTCGCTGTAGCGCATGTTGTAGTAGTACAGGCGGTCGAGCAGCTTGGTCATGACGTGGATGTCGATGCCTGCCACCACCTGCTTGATGATCTTGGACGCGTTGCCAATCATCATGCTCATGCCCGACGCCGTGCGCCCTGCCCCGCCCGAGTCGCCGTTGAACCCGGACATGTACCGTGGGATGCCGGTGTATTCATCGGCCAGCTGAGAGAACCGGTCGAACACCGTCATCAGCTCGGAGGAGTTGCTCTGCGGCTGGAAAAACTGGATCGGTGAGGCGGTCGAGCCCATCGGGTCCGACTCGAACTGCCAGATCTTCCACGGGTACATCTCGGTCACGTCCTCGCCGGGTGGCAGACGGTTCGACAAGATCGCCACCTGCGGGCCTGAGCTGATGCCCAGGTTCGCGGCCAGTGAACGCGCAGCGGCGTTACACATGTCCTGGCAGTCGCGCATCAAGTCGTACGGGCTGTCGCCCCACACCGAGCCGGGGATCTGATGGAACGAGTACGAGAAGTACGGACGACGCGCCAGCGGGTCGGCGTTGAGCACCGCCTTGATGACGTACGAGCCGATGAGCCACGCCTCGATCTGGTACTCCTTGGCCGGGTCTTCGACCTGCTCAGCAGGCAGTCCCCAGTCCAACAGCATCTGGCCGGAGGCCGAGCCCCAGAACTGCAGTGCGTCGATCAGGCCGGTGGTGACCGCAGCGTTGATCTGGTCCTTACCCTCAGCAGCAGCACGCTGCGAGTCCACCGACAGCCAATCGTGCAGACCGGACGTGCCGTACTGCTCCAGCACCTTACGGATCGCGGCTTCGCTGTAACCCTCGACACCGATCAGCTGGGTCAGGTCCTCGCGGGTCAGCTTGTGTTTCTCGATCAGCGAGCCTTCGCTGATGTGACGAGCCCACGGGGCTGGGTAGATGTTGAACGGGTCCACCCGCTCCCACTGCAGCGTGAGCTTGGTCTCGACGGCCAACTCGCCGTCCTGGCCCCATGACAGCTGTGGGCGGTTACGCACCACAGGCCCCTTGAGGAACGCAGTCTTGAACGTGGCCAAGTCGCTGATGAACTGGTCCATCGCAATCGGAAATCCACCCTCGACAAGTTGGTCCTCCATCTTGTCTTCCATGCGCTCACAGCGTATCTGGGCTTCTTCCTTGAGCTTGGTGTTGAGCTGGTCGCGGTACATGCGCAGCCGCTCTCGCACTTGGTCCATCGTGGGCTGCAGACCCGCCTCCAGGATCTGCTGAATTTCTTCCTGCAAGCCCTGAACGATCTTTTGCACCTGCTCGGGCGGCAGCTCGGGGTTCGGCGTCGGGCTCAGGGTCCACGGCTTGTCTTCGCCCATCCCCAGCAAGATGTCGCGCAACAGACTCTCGATCTGCCGCATCTTGCTCGCGGCGAGCATCATGTAGATCGCAGGCTGCTTGGACTCCTGGATCTTCGCCAGCTTCTCTGTCGTGTACTCGCCGCGTCGGGCGTACAGGGCTTCGAGCATGGGCAGCTGCACGATCAATTTGGCTCGCTCGGCCTTGCCCCAGAAATCTTTGATGTGACCAGCCAGCCCAGCAATAGCCGGTGCGCTCTGCTGAGTCGCAAGCTCTGCGGCCATCTCTTTTTTCTTCTGCTCCTGCACGGCTGCCGCGTTCATGAACGGCATCACCCCGCCCAGGCTCCCCGACATCGGGGCCTGGGGAGCGAACTTAGGGACCGTGTACGACGGTGACGGCAGGCCGGTGGTTTCCATAGGTCAGCACTTCCACGCCCGCAGGCTCTTGTTGATACGGGAGTCCGGGTCGTTGGCTGTCTTGGCGCTGGTGAGCTTCTTTTTCATGCCCTCCATCCGGGCACAGAAGCTGTCTCTGCGGGGGCCACCTTCAGGCTGCGGGGCCTTGAGCCCTGGCTTGCCTGGATTCGCCTTGTTGTAGGAGGCACGCCCTTTGGCGTTGAGACCGCCAGCTTCGGCTTTGCCTTCCTTACGGGTCCAAGCGGGTGACTTGGCCACGGCTTACTTCTTTTTCATCATGGGCATCTTGCCCTTCATCGCAGGCTTGCCCTTCTTCATGGCTTCCATCTTCTCCCCGCTCGCATACTGCTTGGGAGTAATCTTTCCTGACTTGAGCGCTTTGCCCTCAGCCAGTTCTTCCTTGTAGGTCTCTTTACCCTTGAACAGGGCTTTGACAGCTGGTTTCATGGCCATACGAACTCCGCAAAATAGAAGCGACCCCGGCAGTATAGTGCTTACACGTATGCAAATGCAACGGACTTGATCTCTCTGCGGGTCGTGGCGTGCTTGGCCCCGAACGTCGCCCCATTGTCCGCGTGCAGGCAAATGTACTGGAGTGAGTCGGCGTAGTCAGACCACGGGTGGCTCTTCTCCGGCGTCTCGTCCTTGTCGCCCTTCGAGTTGATCTTGTAGCGGTACTTGCTACGCATGGCGATGATGAGCTGGGTGCAGCCTTCCTTGTCGAACAGGATCGCGGGTTTTCCGTCGATGGTCCTGGTCAGGTAGCTGTCCACTGCGGCCAGCCGGGCTGTGATCGTGTTGGTCTTGGCCGGTTTAACGACGAACCCCTCGGCTTTGAAGATGTCAGCCACGGTGCGCTCGTCGGTCTGCGCTCTTTGGAACGCTGCCGGGTCGATGATGATGACTGACGGCTTGCCCGCGTACTTGGTCGCTATCAGCGGCTTGAGCATCTCCCGCACGAACCTCAGCGCACCCATGCTCTCGCCGGATATGGAGTCATGCACGATCAACCGGCCCTGGTAGTCGAGCTGCGCGATGGTCGCTGTGGGGGTCAGGCCTGCATCCACCCCGATGATGATCGGTGCCGAGAGCACGTTCAGCTTGCTCGTCGAGATGTGCGTGTCCTGCTTGAAGCTGCTGAACACCGGCTTGCCGGAGAGCGACTTGCCGAACTGCGCGTGGATGTACACGTCGATCCAGTCCTGCGTTTTCCCCTCTGCGAGGTCGTCGTAGTAAGACGCGGGCAGGAACTGCAGCCAATCTGCCTCTGTGGCCAGCCCGGATGGCTGGAAAAAGACAGCTACGTTCGACGGAGGATCTGTCAGCAGCGCCTCCCAGTGCGTGTCCATGTCCGGTGGGTTCGTCATCCCCCACAGGTGCTTGTTCGGACTGCCATCGTCGGTGACGCACCCGCCTATCGCGTGTCCTTTGTCGTCCTTGCCCCACTCGGGGCGTGGCGGCACGAGCATCTTGTCCGGGTATCTGCCCAGACGGCCCTGGATCGCCTCGAAGATGTCCCTGTGGATCTCTCTGAACTCGTCCAGGATGGCAAAACTCGCCTGCAGCGACAGCAGCCGCCTCACGTCGTTCGAGTCATCCAGGCCCCGGAACAGAACTTCGCACTCGACGTCGTCGAACTTCAGCGTGAACTTCATGTCCACCTTGGCCATCGACCCTGCCTGGCCGTCCGGGAACCACTTCAAAAAGTCCGGGATGCTGGGGTCGGTGAGCATCTGCCGCGTGTTTCGTATCCACACCGCCCTCGATCTGCGGATACCGTCCTTGCACGCGGCCATCTGCTTGGCGTGGTACGCGATCTTCATGATCCCTGCGCTGGTCTTGGTGCTGCCGACCGGGCCGACGATCAGCGAGATGAACGAGTCCGAGCCCAGGAACCCCTGCACTGACTCTGGGGGGTTGAAGTCGATGCCGTGAGTGGTTTTGCTCATTCGCTGGTCGCTTCTGTGGCGGTTACTTCCGTCACTGCGCCCTCGATGACGTTCTGGTCTGCCTTGCGCTGCGTCATGTTGATGTTGACGCTGAAGGTCGGACCCCCTGCACCTGCTGACACGTTAGTTTGTTTGGGGATCGCGTCCGCGACCTTGGCCAAGAACTCCATGAACTGCACGCGAGTGGCCATCGACACTGCCGGGTCGCGCATGCGCATGTGCATCAAGTCGATATGCACTGCCAGGAGCTTCAAGTTGTAGTCCTTGAACGCCTTGGGATTGGCTACGAACTCCTCCAGCAGCGCTGGGGGCATCGCCAACTGTTTTGATACTGCGGGGTTGGTCTGGTCCATGACCAGATATTACATCAACGGTGTCGTAAATAGGGTTAAGTACGCATCGCGCTGATTACGCAGGACTATCGCTGCGTTTTGCTGTGGGGCGGTCAGGGGTAATTTGGTCGCCTGGAACAACAGCTGCACAGCGTGGGCTGTGAGCGGGTCCTTATTAATAGCAAAGATCTGCAGCCCTTCTGCTGCCAGGTCGTGCAGCTCTGCGAGCTGGGTGTTTTTTGGCTTGGGTGTCATAGCCATGAATGTAGGGGATTTTTTGGAAAAATTTTTGGGGGAGGGGTGCTTTTTGGGCGCGAAATGGGCTGGGTGTCATAGCCATGAATCGAAAAATTGGGCTTGAGATGTATGAACTACCCCCCTACCCCCACGCCGCCCGCCTGGTTGGTCCCACCCCCCCACCCCGGCACCCCCCGAAAACACGGAAAACACAGTCGCACCGTTTATGTAAGAACAGCGGCTGTCGTAACCCTGGTGTTCTTACTGACTTAGATGCAAGCCGGTGCGCAACTTCCGCACCGCTACCCGAAAGGGAGAGAGCACTAGGTTACCCGTGAGGGGACTCCATCTATGGTGGAGACTAGGATTCGGGATTGATGTTTAGGCGCAACTGTGCGGCTAACCCAGTTCCTGCATGAGTAACCCAGCGTTTGTTTAGCGCAGCGCTGGTGTAGGGGTGCAGGTTCGGCTGGGCGTGTAGCAGTGAGGTGGTTTGCAGCGCCGATAGTCAAGTCGAACCGCGTGTGAAGCGCGAAACCGAATCCTACTGGATCACAACCGTCCGGACGTGCGGGGCGCAAAGCTCTCGACAGCCCCCGGACGTGATAGGCGCGCATGGCGTGCCAACGATCACTTCACAAGCGCCTTATCAGGGGGGCGCGTAATACCCCTGCGGCTTGGCAAGCCACAAAACCCGCGAGTCGGCGCGGACAGTACCGACACAAAGTTTCAGCCAATGCCCACAGTCTATCGTGGGCATTACCGGGCGCTTTGACCCGAAACCCCCTTAATCATTCACTCAAGGAGCTACACCATGTCCACCAATCAACAAGAACCCGTCGTGTTCACCATCGAAGACTTCAACAAGAGCATTGCGGTGCTCGTCAAGGGCCAAGCCAAGACTGCGAAGTCTATCGGCGCACTGCTGCTCCAGTGCCTCTACTTCTCTATCGTGGAGAAGGACGCTGGAGCGGCCAATGGGCTGATCGCCTGCCTGCGCAAGTCCACCAAGCAGGCCGGAATAATCGCGCTGCTGGAGACGCACGGCAACCTCGTGTGGCAGAAGTCCCTCAAGACCCCGCGCTTCGCTCACTTCGACGCTGACTGGGAGTGGACTCAGGAGTACGTGGACGGCATGCGCGAGGTCTGCGCTGACTGGGAGAGCTACAAGCCAGAGACTGAGAAGGAGACTGAGTTCGACGTCATCAAGGCGCTGGAGTCCCTCCAGAAGAAGGCAGTCTCTGCCAAGAGCAAGAGCCTCAACATCAAGGGCGAAGCTGCGCTGCAAGCGATCAGCTTGATCGTGGCCAAGTACAACGCGGCTGCTATCGACAAGGTTCTGTGACACCTGCCCACTGATGAGGCCCCGTGGCAGGGGCCGAAACCCTGCGCTAGTTGGCAGGGTCTGGGAAGCTCTAATTAATATTAATTGTCGCCATGGCAACTTGCTTACACGTCAGCGAGCTGTCCTCTGGCGCTGTTCTTATTAGAGAGGGCTCTTTTTTGGGACCCATTTGTTCGATTGATAAGGATTCATCGCTATGGCTCTGCATGGGTCCCCATGCATCTACTTATCTCTATATTAATCATATTAATATAATTAAAGAGAGAAAAGAGAGCCAGAAAGCTACGCTCTGTTGTCATGCGCATGAATCGCGGCGCGCTCGCTCCTCAGTTGTCATAGCGACAAGTTCGCACAAGCTTTTGCTCTCAGTGGGAAAAACGGCTCTAATATATTAATAAGAAAAAAGTCCTTGCATAGCCAGCCGTGCGCATGCATAGCGACAAGCTCTTATTAGAGACCCCTCTTATTAATATGCCTCTAATAAGACCCCGCCCACCCCTAATAAGACCCGCAGCGCCCTCGCATCGAGCAAGCGCAGCACTGGTCAGCGCCCTTTTTCTCCCCCACAACTCGCTTACATGTAAGCAAGTTGTTCGTTCGTCCCCCACTCACTTAATAAAGGACAGCACCATGAACCACCAAATTCCAGTCGCCAACATCGCAGATGAGATCGAGACAGTCCAAGACTTCTTCCTTCTTCTTAATAACCCGCACCTCCCGCCCCTGCACTTGGCAGAGGAAGACAACCCAGGCGACCGGACGTTCATCCACACCCTCGAAGACCCGACCTCATATTAATAAGGAGCAGACCATGCAGATCAAAGTAGTTTTCGAGTTCCCCGACGTCACCGACCCCACCAGCGCGGCAGCGTTCCACATCCTCTCCACGTTCGAGCGCGACTGCAACCGGCTGGTGTACCGGCAGTACACCGCCAACGACACCAACTACGCGTACATCGAGCGCGACGACCCAACTGACGAGGAGTAACCATGCCAAACCCAACACGCACAACCTGCATGTTCCTCAACGCAGAGGACATCGAGAAGATCGCCCAGTCAACCAACTGGGACAAGCTGATGACCGCCATCGCCTACCTTTCTACGTGGAACATCGCCACGTTCCCTGTAGTGACCATCACCCGCGACCGGATGGACACGAACGACTTGTTCGCCCTCTATCACGACCCCAAGCACCCCGAAAGGCGCTACTCAATCGGTGCCGTCTGGCACGGCGACCACTACGGCTTCCACTCATAAGGAGACAACCATGCAGATCAACGGCACTTACCTGTTTGAAATACCGGCAGAGATGCCCAAAGAACTCGCGGAGATCGTGAAGAAGTATTCGCTTCCGTACTCCGACACCCTACGAATCGCAGGGGGCAACTGGTGGAAAGACAGCTCGCTCCAAAAGGAGTGGCAGGACTACCTTTACAAACAGAAAGGACAACCATGAGCAAATGGGAAACAGAATTCCTGCGCCGCCTCGACGCAGCGATGGAAGTAGGCGTGTGCTTGGCGACGATAGCGGCAGTAACCCTGCTGCTGTTGGCTTGGGCGTAGCCCCTTGCCCTCTTCGGAGGGCTTGGGAGTGCGTTGCACTGGGGTGTCTTCGACAGGTTCTAGCGGCCCCGCTAGTCACGCGAAACTAGAGAACCTTCACCAGGGGCGAGGCATGACAAGCCTCGCATTAACGTAGATCGACGCATCTAGCTTGACCGACAACACCGACTAGGGTTTTCCCTATTCATCAACTCACTTACATGTAATCAGAATCCCCGTCCACCAACTCACTCACTGAAAGGAAAGACCATGACCGAACTCACTCTCACGCAGCTCAATCAGAAAGCCATGTTGGTCAAGCTGACGCAGCGCAAGCCGCGTCTCACCAAGCGTGCCACGTCCTCGGACGAGCAGCACATCCAACTGGAGCTGGGCGACAAGGGCGCCAAGCTGTACAGCACCATCTTCATCGACAAGTACAACGCAGTGCGCCAGCTCATCAACAGCGCATCAGCGGTGTACGTCTACCACAAGGACCACACGCTCCCGTATATCGACCGTGGACCACGCCTGCTGCCAGTCGCCCAGTACGAGCGGTACCGCGACGAGGTTCGCCGCCTCATCGCAGAGGTAGACACAGCACTGGTCAACACGATGCCGTCATACGACCAACACGTAGCGAACGACATCCTCCAGCGTAACGAGGCAGCTCACGCAGCAGGCAAGCCCCCTCGCGCATCGGTCGCCGACTACCCGACAGCAGCGCAGTTCGAGCAGAGCATCGGCTCGGAGTTCTTCTTCTCCCCACTGCCAGATCAGTCGCACTTCCTGTTCGACGTATCCCAGGAAGACAAGGACGGGTTGAACCAGCAGCTCGAAGCCGCAGCTGACGCGGCGCGTGCAGACATGTATGCACGTATCAAGGAGCCAGTGAAGCACTTGCTGGCCAAGCTGAAGATCCCCGCAGGCGAGCCCGGCAGCGTGTTCCGCGATACCGCAGTGGAGAACGTCATCGAGTCCATCACTCTGGTGCGGTCGCTGGCGATGGGCGACGAGCAGATCTTGCAGATGTGCGACGAGGTGGCCAGCTCGATGAGCGGGTATGCACGTAACCCGCAGATCCTGCGCGATAGCCCCATCGTGCGTGAGCAGACAGTGGCCAAGCTCGCAGCGGTCGCCGACCGTATGGGGTTCATGTTCGATAACTAAGGAGACAGAGATGAAGGCTGATTTGTTTCAGCTGCCATTCCACGAGTACATCGCGCAGCGGTCAGCGTATGCGGCAGATGTGGCTGGGCGCACCAAGTTGCTGGACTTGGACTACTCCGCGCTGGCGCTGCTCCAAGCAATGTGGGCGCGAGAGTATTGGTTTAACAAAGTACAAGGAGACAGAGATGAAAGTACGTGACATCCGCGCACGACGCTACAGGAAAGCCATTCCTGTAGTTCTCAAACAGTTCGGGCCGAAGTGCCCGAGCTTTCACGCTGGCTGCATCGTGTGCCAAGGGCACAGATTGCTGAAGATCTTCAGGCGTATCCCTACGTTTGAAGAGACAAACATCCTCACTTACTAAGGAGACAGAGATGAATCTGAAAGAAGCGATGACCTGCGCGTACTGGGTCATGCAAGAAGAACTCGACCGCGTTGAAGAGATGCCAGAGGAGAGCAAGCAGTTTCTCTACACCTCCGAAGCGTGCCTCAACGAGGCGATTCGTGTAATCCGAAACCAACTGGACACTATATGAGTGAAGCCTTCTATCTAGGCATGGTGCGTGGCCGAACTGGGCAAGACCCGCTAGTCGGCGTCCCCCACGACAGCTACGCCGAGTACCACCTCGGCTGGCACTTCGGGTTCGAGCAGTGGCGCATGGCCCACAACGCAGCGTTAGACGCTGCTAACTAAGGAGACAGAGATGAACAAACGAGAACTATTTGTAGAGATCGACAAGGACGAGCTGCTTCATCAGGCCCTCGATGAATTCGAGGACTATCGGGTGCATCTCATTCAGTCCAGCGCTTACTTGAACCTGCCCGAGTTCAAGGAGGTATTGCGCGAACGGGAGGAACAGTTCGACACGTTCGAGTTCAAGCAGCGAGTGCAGCGCTTTCTCTTCAAAGCAGCGGAACTGCAAAAGGCAATGGCGGCGCAAGCCACCACTGGTCAGGCCGCGACCACTAGCTAACCCGTCAGCACCTTGGTGCTAATTTATTAATAACTCACCCAACTCACTTACTAAAGGAAATACGTCATGGCAACTTATACCGACCTCTTTACCATCGGCACCACGCAGTTCGCACACAACGCGATGATCGCGTATCTCGTTCTGGGCAAGCCCGGTGGCGGCAAGTCCGCTCTGGCGATGGACATCGTGCGCAGCAGCGGCGGCACTCCCGAGAACACTGTCGTGTTCACCCCGTCTCTGCGCGATCCGGTGGACGTGCTGGGCACGCCGCGTAACAACGGCGAAGTGACGGAGTGGGTTCCCCCCACAGAGTTCTACAAGCTGCGCGACGGCGTGGGCAAGTGCTTCCTCATCATCGAGGAGCTGACCGATGCGTCTATCGCCATGATGAACGCGATGTGCAGGATCGTGCTCGACAAGTACGCTGGTGATCTGGCACTCAGCCAAGAGCTGTACATCGTCGGCACGGGTAACCGCACCGAGGACAAGTCAGGTGCCAACCGCCTCAGCACCAAGCTCGGTAACCGCCTCAACGTGCAGGAGTTCGACGAGAACTTGGACGCGTGGGTCGACTGGGCACTGAACACTGGCATCGACCCTGTGCTGATCCAGTTCGTTCGCTTCAAGCCCAACCTGCTCAGCGACTTCGACCCGAACCGCCCGTTCGGTATCAACCCAACCCCCCGCCAGTGGGAGAAGGTGTCGTTCGCAGCGCCGATGCCCAACGACGGGCTGTACTTCACCAACATCAAGGGTCTGGTCGGAGAGGGCGCAGCCGCAGAGTACGCAGCGTTCCGCAAGATCTACGCATCACTCATCAGCTTCGAGGAAGTTGTGATGAACCCGACCGGTGTGGCGATCCCCAAGGATCTGTCGGCGCAGTACGCCATCGTCGGCAGCATCAGCCACAACACGACGCCTGCCAATGTGGACCGCGTGTCGCAGTTCGTCGAGCGCCTGCCCTCTGACTTCGGTGTGATGTTCTGGCAGGACACGATCCGCAAGACGCCTGCGGTCAAGATGACCAAGCCCTTCATCAAGTGGGCGACTGGTTCCGGCAACGTGGTGATGAACTAAGGAGAACGCTATGACCCCCGTACCCAAGAAGAAGAAAGCCAAGCTCACCCCTGAGCAGATCGCCGAGCGTATGGCAGCAGTCGAGGCCGCTCGCCCGGCAGCCCGCAAGTTGATCGACAAGTCACGTGCGTTCATCGTGCTTGACCATCCGTTCTTCGCCAGCCCCATGCTCAAGCGTCCGATGGTTGAGCGGCTCGACATCCCGACGCTGTGCGTCAACAACAGCGGCGTTATCTACTACAACCCTGTGTTCGTCGCGGGTCTCACCGCAGCGCAGATGGTCTGGGCTACGTGCCACGAGATCATGCACTACATGTCAGGCCACGGTCTGCGCCTTGGCCAGCGCGATCCCAAGAAGTGGAACTACGCTGGCGACATGTGGATCAACGACACGCTCAACACGTCAGGTGTCGGCGAGAAGATCGTCGGTTGTATCGACGTGCCTGGTTCGGCTGCTCGCACAGTAGAGGACATCTACGCATCGTTCCCGCCAGATGAGGAGGGAGATGAGCCTGGTGATGAGGATGGCCCAACTGGCGATCAGCCCACCACTGGTCAGGGCGAGGGTGATGGCGACGACGACCCAATCGGCGGCGACCTCGACGACGACAACGACGGCTCGACACCCGAGGAGCTGGACGCGCAGCGCAAGATCGACGTGGCCGAGGCAGCTCAGGTTGCGAAGATGAAGGGCAAGCTGCCCGGTGCGTTGCAGAAGTTCGCCGCAGAGACCATCGACAGCAAGGTGCCTTGGTACGACGTGCTGGAGCGGTACATGACCGAGCGTGTCAAGAACGACTACAGCTGGGCGCGACCCAACCGTCGCTACATGCCTGACTTCTACCTGCCGACCATCGACGGCGTGGGTGCGATGGGCGAGATCGTGGTTCAGGTGGACATCTCAGGCAGCGTGTCGAGGCAGGAGATCACGTACTACAACGGGCACATCAAGCGCATCGTCGAGCAGTGCCACCCGTCCAAGGTCCACGTCATCTACACCGACACCCGTGTGCAGAAGCACGACACGTTCGACAAGCCCGAGGAAGTGGAGATCCAGTTCCACTCCGGTGGCGGCACTGACATGCGTGCAGGGTTCGAGTACATCAGCAAGCACGGTATCGAGCCCGAGGTTGTCGTCACACTCACTGACGGGTATACACCTTGGCCCGACTCGACTGACGTGCCAGCTATCTGGTGCATCAGCAGCGACATGCGTGCGCCATGCGGCGAGAACATTCACTTCACTATGGAGGGTTGAGATGACCATCACTACAGAAGCAAAGCAGCAGGCCCTGGACTTCCTAATCAAGGCAGAGGAGTTTCTCAACGACGCACTCGTTGAGCTGACCGAGGATTCCTTCGAGGAAGAACCAGAAATAGATAACGCACGAGCCGACGTGCTCGATGTGATAGCGCGATTGGAAGGAGAACTGAAATGACTAAAGCAGTCATGTGGGAAGGGTTAACTGTCGAGCAACTGCGGGCGATAGAGCCTTTTGATCCCCCGATGAAGCTGGTAGTTGACTATGAAGCGCTGTATCAGCAGCTGCTCAAAACGGGATGGATGCTTATTCGCACAGACCCGAGCCTAGACAGACCAGTTGGGGGTGGCCAGAAGTCACACGTAGCCCCTTTGGTCAAGGCGTTCAACTGCCATGTCCGAGTGGTCCTCAAGCAACGCCTGTTCATGCGTCGCGTGGCACTGGATGCGTGGTACATCGAGCTTGGGCTCAACAAAGAGGAGAACTGAGATGAGTCACATCACACAGGTTCAAGTCCTGTACCGCATCGACGCTTTGTTAGAGCAAGCGCTGCGCGAAACAGTACACATTGAAAAAGTACACGACTTGCATTTGCAAATCCACCGCATACGCGACGTGATTAAAGAGCGCGTCATGTATCAGCGCATAGAAGACAAAGGAGAACTGAGATGAACTACGCAGAGATGATGAAGTTGTTCCAGTCCAGGAAGAAAGGACGGGACTTCAAGGTCTTCCGTAACGCATACGAGCACATCCGGCTCGACCCCGACAGCGGTGCGCTGACGCTCAGCAACAACTGCAGGATGTGGGAGAAGGACGAAGGAGGCAGGCACAAGCAGAAGGTGCGTCCAGGCACACCGGTACTTCGCTTCACACCAGATAACGTGCTGGAGATACTGCACCGCCCACAAGCAACCAGCCTGTCCGACCGACTGATGATCGAGAAGGCGACGGGCGGTGATATCTATATGCGCAGCCCGAAGTTTGAGTACCGCTTGATGTTGCAGTTCAACACCCCCCGCAGCGAAATCCGCAGCGAAATCCCGCTGGTCGCTGGCCTCAAGATCGACCTGAACACCAAGCAGGCCATCAACAAGCCAGAGCAGGTCAAGAACACTACCAATCGCACTACGGCACAACCTGTTTACAAGCATGTTCGTCAGGTCGGTAAGGTGATGGACGTGCTGTGGCGCATGGAAGATCTTGAGTACGTCAGCAGGCCGCTGCCCGACAGCACCCCCGTAGAGTTGTGCGAGGAGACATTGGCTGTGCATGCACAAGCTGCGATCCATGCTGGCTGGAACCGAGGGCACGTCGACAGCAGCGTCTATGACCCCGCGACACACCAGCACAAGAAGCGGCCCGAAGCCGACGTCAGAGCAGAGAGATACGCCAAAGCCCGTCATCATGGGCTGAAGCGATTGACAGAGTTCCTCAAGTCCCATCACGGGGCAATCGTTCGTACCGTTGTTTCCTAACCTACCTCACTCACTTACTTGAAAGCACCAATATGAGCTACGTATCAATCTCCCGCGACCTGACCCTAGAGGTCAGCAACTTCATCACCGGCCTGGCCAACACCGAGCTGAACTCGATGAGCAACTTCGACCGCATCGTCGAGGACATCAACAAAGACGAGTCGTTCAAGCAGATGCTGGACAACATCATGTGGGGCGAGTACATCGACCTGCAGCCCAGGCTTGAGACGTTCAGCCTCAAAGGCCGAATCGACCTGCAGATTGCTTGCACCCGCACCATCGCTGACGGCACGTTCGACACGTTCACCACGGAGCTGCGGGTCAACAACGTCTCGGTTCCGGTGACCAGCAAGGCCAAGTTCGGCTACGGCTACATGGAACTCCCCATCGACGCGGAGATGCACCCGCTGCTGCTCGAAGCTCGTGAACTTGCACTGCTGCGCCGTGAGTGCAGCAAGCGTTGGGAGAAGGTAAAGGAGCAAGTCACCAAGTTCCTCGGCAGCTGCAAGTCGCTCAACGAGGCGATCAAGCTGTGGCCCGATGTGCGCCGTTACGTACCTACTGAGTACCTCAAGCGCGTCGACACCAAGGTAGAGAAGGCGAAGACCAAGTCTTCCGGTGCCGATGCTCTGGCTGGCATGGACATGGATATGGTGAACACCAGCCTCGTCTTGGCCCGCATGGCAGGCGCTTCGCTGTAAGCAAATAATGGCACGGATGGTATTGACTCCATCCGTGCTTACACGTAACCTAGACTACTTATGGCGTACTCAAATGAACGAGAGCGAGAACGACAAACCACTACCCGCAAGTGATCTGGAACGCAGGGTGATCCGTATCGAGACACGCCTCACCAGATTCATGCGGCACTTCAACCTAGACAACGAAGGAGCCCCTATGACCCAACCGAACCAACCCACTAACCCGTCAGCAACTCCACCACTGGTCAACGAGGTCAGCGATGAAACAGCCGCGAAACTACTCTACACGCTTGCTTCCGTACAACACGGGCAAATTGCTCATCGGATGTGCCTATCAACCACCTCAGAGGAATTCGCAAACAAGCTTGACCAGCTTCGAGTGCTCCCTACAGAAGGCTTTGCTAAACCCCCCAAAGCCACGGATCACGATGAAAGTGATTGACGGCATCTGCATGGCGGTCTCTGGTGCGCTGATGCTTGCACTGCTGTTGCTCGTATGAAGTGCTTGGAGACTCGCAAGCTGGAGGGATACACCCGTCGCCGTTACGAGCGGCAAGACGGAACCCGAGTAACCACCTACGAAATCTCCGAGCCCTTCGTGTTCAAGGCAGACATCGAGCGACTGGTCAGACGAGCCGCTCTGGGCAGGGCGAACCTGATACCACGCGACAAGATTCGCGTGGACCCCGACAAGATCGACGCCGTGCTCGAAGCACTCGACGGCAAGGAAACGCACCAGCAGATCGCTGAACGCTTACACGTCAGCACCAAGACCATTCAGCGCATCAAGCGCGGCTACAGATGAAAGGACGCAGATGACGCGATACGAAATCGACTCTGTCTACTACGACGGACTGATCGGGTTCGAGCTGGTGCCGCCGATGGAGGCCAACGCATGGACTGTCTACGAGCGCCGGGCAGACGGCACGCTGCGGGCCATCGTGGACTTCTTCTTCACCTACGAGAACAGCAGTGAGCGCGAACGTGCCCGCGCCTTGGCCAAAGCAGAAGTGGATCGACTAACAAAGGAGCAGACCCATGAAACCAACTGATCTTTGCAGCGGAACTTGCGAAGGTAAGCGTGAGAACTGTCCGGTCCCGATGGCGTGCGGTTGGCCAGAGGAAGACAGCCTGGGCGCGAAGGCGCTCAACCTGATTATTACTGCGCTGGTAGTTATTGGGCTTGTCGTTACCTGCGCGGCTGTACTCGTATGGCTTTGATCTGGCGAGTAGCAGCAAAAGCTGCGCGAGATTCGATGGTGTCCCGCGTCCATGTGACAGAGATACTGAAACAGATAGGTACTGGGTGGGAGCTGCCGCCTGGAGTTGAGCCTCCTGACGACATGACTGCGAAAGAACTCGCCGTCTGGCTACGGGACTTAGCGAAGCCATGCGATCACTAGCGTTTGTGGCGGCGTGTGTGATGTGGCTGTTCGCCTGTTCGCAGCCGCCAGAAGCAGTACCCGATGATGAGTTGTTCGACTGCCAGCTGACCAAAGACGGGAAGTTTCTCGTCTGCCACGAACGAAAACGCACGGAAATGGCGGGGCCGTAATGGACTGGGAAGCAGCTAAGCAGATCGCCAGCTTGATGGAGGTGGTCAAGGAAGACTGCCGCAGAGACGCGTTAGCTGTGGCGCTGACGTCAGAAGGTTTTCGGTTAACGAAGACTGTGCCTTCAGATCGGTTACTTGATTTGAACAGTCTGGCCGAGTTCATTCGGCTGTATTCAAAGAGGATTGAATGATGAGCTGGTCCTATGAGTCTTGAGGCCCTACTCAAACGCGTCTACGACAAGTGCGTCGAGGACGGCGAGTGCATGAACTGGACCGGGGCGGTGCAGTCGAAGTGCCGCACACCTGCCATGCGTCGGTTTGGTACGGGCTCATGCGTGTCACTGCGCAGGATGATGTTGGAGACCGACTCCGGCAAGAAGCTAAGCCGATCCCGGTTCGCCACTTACATGTGCGGGAACATCAACTGCGTCAGGCTGGAGCACTTAGGGGCGGTGCCTCGCAAGGTTATTCAAGAGAGAAACGAAGCCGGGTTCGACGCCGTGCAGCGCATGACCAAGGCCAAAAGGATCACTGAAAAAGCAAGGGCTCGCGCCAAGCTAACACTGGAGATGGCTAAAGAGATCGCCTCTGCCGAAGGGACGCAGCGCGAGCTGGCCAAGCGGTACGGGGTCTGCCAGTCAACTGTAGGAATGATCCGTCGCGGTGAGACATGGCGCGACCTCACTAACCCGTTTGCAAGTTTGGCAGCATGAACAAACCATCCACAAAGAAGCCCAGCCTGATAGAGCAGTGCATGAAGACTGAGCTGGACAGGCGCATCGAGCGAGTGCGGGAGTACCTGATACATCAAGAAGAACTAACCCCCATCGCACGGTTTGAGTACGCCGTGCTGATGTCAAAAATGGCAAAGGAGAAGAAATGAAAGCAGATGACACACAGATCGGCGGCACGCACTACAAAGATATGGCCGTGCCCCCTTGGACGGTTATGCAAGCGACGATGACCCACGCAGAGTTCGTCGGATTCTTGAAGGGCAACATATACAAGTACGCGTTGCGTGCCGGTAAGAAAGAAGGCTCGGCGGACGACGCGGCCAAGTGCCGCCACTACATGCAGAAGCTGGCAGAAGTCCTGGCCGGAAATAATGTATGAAGGTAGTAACCATCGACTTCGAGACGTACTGGTCGACTGACTTCAGCCTGACCAAGATGAGCTTCATCGAGTACATCAAGTCGCCGCTGTTCGAGGTCATCAGCGTGGCCATCAAGATCGGCAGCGGCATCACCAACGTGTACTTTGGCAAGGACGTGGCACCCGCGCTTCAGGCCATCGACTGGAAAGACGCAGCAGCCGTGGCGCACAACGGCGCGGAGTTCGACTTCCCCCTGCTGGTGTGGACGTATGACGTTCACCCGAAACTGTTCGTGGACACGCTGCATCTGGCTCGGGCTCGTCACCAGTCATCGGTGGGCGGCAGTCTGAAGAAGTTGTCTGCCCATTACAAGCTACCGGACAAGAACAACGCGGCGCTTCTGTCTACCAAGGGCAAGCGGCTCGCCGACATGACGCTGCAGGAGTGCGCGGACATGGGCGCATACAACATCCAAGACACAGCCAACACCGCAGAGCTGTTCAAGATCTTCAAGACAGAGATGGTGTCTGACTCGGAGGATCTGCGCGAGTGCGTGAAGGTGGCGCAGTGGGCCAATAAGGAGATGCTGCTGTCGGACATGACGACTCGGATGATCTGCTACCCGCAGCTCCACTGCGACTCGGAGCTGCTTGGCTCGACGCTGGCCGAAGCCGAAGGCATCAAAGAGAAGCAGCTGCTGTCGCTGACTGATGTGCTTGGCGTGCTCGATGTCGAGGAGGTTCGCGCTGAGCTGGCCTCCGCGCCGAAGTTCGCAGCGGTGCTGGAGTCGATGGGTGTGACGCCCCCGCGCAAGATCAGTAAGACGACCGGTAAAGAAACTTACGCCCTGGCTAAGACCGACGAGGAATTTACTGCGCTGCTTGAGCATGAAGACGAGCGAGTGCAGATGGTCACTGCAGCTCGCCTGGGCGTGAAGTCCACGTTACTTGAAACACGTCTTGCCAAGATGAAGACGTGTGCGGAGCTGATGGACGGGAAGATGCCCGTGCCGCTGGGGTACCACGCGGCCACCACTGGTCGGTGGGGCGGGCGCGTATGGAACCCGCAGAACCTGCCGCGCATCTCGCGCAACAAAGACGGCAGCGTCGTGCCTAAGCTGACCAATGCACTGCGCATGTCGCTGCATGCGCCCGAGGGGCACAAGATCGTGGTGTCGGATCTGTCTGGCATCGAGCTGCGAGTCAACCACTACCTGTGGGGCGTCGAGTCCACGGCTGAGCTGTACGCCGCTGACCCAGAGGCAGACCTGTACCGTGACTTTGCTGCCACCTTGTTCGGCAAGGACAAGGCAGACGTGACCAAGGACGAACGGCAGCTGGCCAAGGTCGCTCAGCTCGGACTGGGGTTCGGCGCGGGGGCGGTGACGTTTCAGAAGGTCGCCAAGCTCATGGGCGGCATCGACCTCGATGAGGAGGAGTCACGCAGAGTCACCGAGACGTGGCGCTTCAAGTACCGCTACATCGTGGAAGGCTGGGCGCAGTGCAACAAGCTCATCTCGTCGATCTTCAAGGGCGAGGAATACTCGCCAGACGAACGCGGGCTGGTGCGGTCAGTCAAGGGGGGTGTGCTGCTGCCGTCAGGACGCACGCTGTTCTATCCGAACCTCGACACGTTCACTGACAAGGAAGCAGAGACCGTGCGCCAGCGAACCGGGTTCATCTACGGCGAGGGTCGCAACAAGTCAAAGATCTACGGCGGGCTGATGTGCGAGAACTTGGTTCAAGGAATCGCTCGTGACGTCATCGCTGAACAGGCTCTGACCGTATGGAAGACCACGGGGTACTACCCTGCTCTGACGGTCCATGACGAGCTTGTCTACGTTGTGCCCGACGACAAGGCAGAGCAGCACCTACAGACCGTCGATAGAGTGATGCGCACCCCTCCGACATGGCTCCCCGGCATCGTTCTGTGGAGCGAAGGCGACGTAGCGCAAAGCTATGGGGGCGCAAAGTAAGTGTTTTTCCTAGAGACTCATCACCCTTTTGGGGGGGTCTCTTTTGTCATGCACACGTGTAAGCTACCAAGGATGGCAATAATGCAGACTGCACCGCCCAACTATGGGACACCACAAAATGGACTTCCGAGAAGCAACACGCATACTAATGAGGCAACCGGACATCGCCCGGCAGCTTCGTCTGGCGGACAGTTACATACAGGCATACAACCGCATGCCTGACTCATTCGTTCTGCCAGCAGATCATGTGATCCTCAAGCCGATCATCGAGGCGTTCGCGGCCAACACGAGCGCCTTCGCGCAGTACATCAAGACGCTGCGCGACGCCAGTGACTCGCACGACTACGACGAGCTGCACGATCTGTATCGGACCATCGACATGCGCTCCCTGCAAGCAGAACGGCGCAGTCGCATACGCAAAGCAGTGGCCCTGCTCATGCCCGAGTTTTCGCGGGCACTTGAGCGAGAGCTGACCTACGAAGAGCAGTTGAAGATGGCTCGTTTCATTGAACACCGATGGGGGGCGATGCGACTGGCGCACTTGGACCAGGAGCGACGTAAGCACAACTCCAAGAGACTCCCTGCTGAAGAACGCGCGACCTCTCTGTCTCAGTTCTGGAAGAGTATCGAGACAGCGTTAGATAACGGTGGCGTGCTGCTGGGTGATGAGTACAAAGACGAGCTGCTCGCCACGATCAAAGGAGGAACCGTTTGAAAACACCACCGTGGTCCTACAGCGGGCTCACTTCGTTTGAGACTTGCCCGAAGAGGTACTTCCACATTAAGGTAGCGAAGGACGTCATGGACAGTCCCGGCGAGGCCGCGATCTGGGGGAGCACGGTACACAAGCATCTGGAAGATAGGGTCAGGGATGGTATTCCCCTACCGCAATCCATCGCCGGATACGAGAAACTAGCCGTCCCCATCGTTGCGCACGTTGGACAAAAGTTGGTCGAGCAGCAGATGGCGGTGGACGTGAATCTGACGCCCGTTGATTGGACCTCTGACATGGCTTGGTGCCGTGGCATTGTTGACGTTGGCGTGTTAACGGGTAAGCGGGTAGTTCTCCTCGATTGGAAAACAGGTAAGAGGAAAGCTGACAGCGATCAGCTGAAATTGTTTGCGGGGCTGGCGTTCGCGCACTACCCACAGCTTGAGGTGGCCGTCACGGGATTCGTGTGGCTCAAGGCGGGTGTGATTGATAAACAAAGGTTCGAGCGATCCCAGGTGCCGTTCATCTGGCAGGAGTTCTTACCTAGAGTGCAGCGACTTGAACGCGCTTATGGCGAAGACAAGTTTCCCCCCAAACCAAGCGGCTTGTGTTCCAAGTGGTGCCCTGTACCGAGACACAAGTGCGAGTTCTCTGGAAAGCCGTAGATGGATCTCGACACCATGCCCTATTCGACCTACACCGACGAAGAACTGTTGCGCCTGCTGTATACGGGTAAGCGTGTATTGTCTCCGGTTGAGATCGAACTCACGTTGAGGCTTGAGCATGCGCTCGACGAGCTGGCCGCGCGCCCTCATGCAGTGGGCGAAATGCTTACCCGTCACATGATGAACGCCGACAAGGACATCAACTGATGGCGATGACGCCAGAGGGTCGTGTGAAGGCCGCTGTGAAACGCTGGCTCAAAGAGCGCGGCGTTTGGCACTTCTGTCCTGTGAGTAACGGGATGGGGCAGCACGGCATACCCGACTTCATCTGCTGCATGAATGGGCGGTTCGTGGCGATAGAGACGAAAGCTCCTGGCAAGAGAGGCAATGTCTCTGCCAACCAGGAACACCAGATTACTTTGATTCATCAAGCCGGTGGCGCTGCCATCGTTATCGACGACGTAGAGCAACTCACCTTATTGGAGAACGTAGATGCCTAAATCATCAGCCCAAAAACTCAAGTATCAAGCCGAGTACAACAAGAAACCGGAACAGAAAGAAGCAGGAGTTGAACGACGTAAAGCAAGACGGCACGCCATCGCGGATGGAAAAGTTGCTATCGGTGACGGCAAAGACTTGGCTCATAAAGTCCCCCTCAGTGAGGGTGGAACAGCCAGCAAGGCCAACCTCAAGGTCGAGAGTGAGAAGTCCAACCGAGACTGGCGCAAGGGCAGATCTGGGTACAAGGTCGGAGTAGACAAGTAATGTTCGTCTACCAAGAAAAGAAAGCGCTGGTCGTCAAGTCGCGCAACCCCGGCGCACTGCTCACGCTCATCCCTAGCGCTCGCTCACTGACCGTGGGTGGTCAGCAGTACGTGGCGGTGCCCCACCGACTCGACGAGACCCGCGTGCTGTCTAACCTCGGGATGCGACCACCCTCCCCGATCCGGTATCACTACGCGTGGTCCGGCAGCTACACGCCATTCAAAGCGCAGATGGACACCGCAGAGTTCCTGACCCTGCACCCACGCAGTTTTGTACTTAATGAGATGGGAACTGGCAAGACGCTCGCTGCGCTGTGGGCGTTCGACTACCTGCGCAAGCTGGGTGTGCTCAACAAGATGCTCGTGGTGTGCCCGCTGTCGACGATGGAGCGAACCTGGGCCGACGAGGTGTTTCGACACTTCAGCCATCTGGACTACGCGGTGCTACACGGCAGCAGAAGCAAGCGCACCAAGCTGCTGGCCCGACCCGCAGACGTATACGTCATCAACCACGACGGACTGAAGATCATTCAGGACGAGTTGAGATCGCGCCCCGACATCGACATCGTGATCGTGGATGAGTGTGGTCAAGCTGCACGTAACGGTTCTACGGATCGCTGGCAGTCGCTCAACCAGATCATCAACAAGCAGATAGACGCCAAGCGCTGGGCCTGGGGCATGACTGGCACGCCAACTCCGAACAACCCAACCGACGCATGGGCGCAGTGCAAGCTCATCAACCCAGGGTCCGTGCCGAACTACATGAACAAGTTCCGGGACATGGTCATGAAGCAGGTCAACAACTTCCTGTGGATGCCTAGGGAGAACGCAACTGAGATCGTGCATAGCGTGATGCAGCCGTCGATCCGGTTCAGCCGAGCTGAGTGCGTGGACCTGCCACCGTGCGTGTTCCAGACCCGACACGTCGAGCTGACCGACCAGCAGCGCGTGGCATACAAAGCCATGCTCAACAAGCTGTCGGCTGAGCTGGAGGGCGGCGAGATCCTTGCGGTCAACGAAGCTGTGAAGACATCGAAGCTGGTGCAGATCGCATGCGGCGTGGCGTATGACGTTCAGGGTAACGAGGTCACTGTGGACGCATCGAGCCGACTGTCGGTGGTTGACGAGATCATCGGCGAGGCCGAGGGCAAGGTGATTGTGTTCGTGCCGTTCGTCAGCGCAGTTCGCCACGTCAGTAACTACCTGCGCAAACAGGGCATGCACGTGGAGTGCATCTACGGAGAGGTGAGCAAAACAGAACGCGACCGGATCTTCGGGGCGTTTCAGAGCGACGAGATAACCCGAGTCATCGTGGCCCAACCCGCTGCCATGTCGCACGGACTGACGCTGACCAAGGCAAACACGATCATCTGGTACGCGCCGATATTTTCAAACGATACGTACGACCAAGCCTGCGCACGTATCACGCGTCCTGGTCAGAAGCTCAACCAGCTCATCGTCAATATAGAAGGCAGCCCCGTGGAACGGAGAATGTACGAACGACTGAAGAACAAACAGAAGATGCAAGGGCTATTGCTAAGCATGGTTGAAGATGATAGAGTAGAAAAAGTCCATTGATTTTTCTCAAGGAGCAATCATCTTATGAACGTGCTTACAGCTAAGCAGGTAGCAGACAAGCTGCAAGTCAATGTCAGCTACATCTGGAGACTTTCGGAGAAAGACCCAACCTTCCCCAAGGCCATCCACTTGGGAGATCCAGAAGGTCCGACACGAGGACGCGTCACTCGTTGGGTCGAAGAAGACGTCAATCATTGGCTTACACGTAAACTACAAGAGGTACAAAATGACCATGAAAATGGACGATCTGGTGGAGACCTACATCAAGATTCGAGAGAAGAAGTCGAAGCTCAAAGCTGAGTACGACGAGAAGGTCAGCAAGTTCGACCATGCGCAAGACATGATCGAGGGACTGCTCTTGCAGCGGTTCGGCGAGCTGGGTGTGGATTCGGTCAAGACCGCTTCCGGTACGGCATACACGTCAGTAAGATGCTCAGCATCGCTGGCTGACTGGGACGTGTTCCGTGAGTTCCTGACGCAGCAAGAAGACCCCTTCATGTACGTCGAGCGCCGCGTGAGCAAGGCCGCTGTCGAGCAGTACAAAGCTGCGAACGAAGACCTGCCCCCAGGTGTGAACTGGAGCGAGATGCGCACCGTTAACTTCCGCCGCTCTTAATTAGATAACAACCAAGTACACAAGCATGAACATCATTCCATTTGACTCAGGCAAGATCGCGCCAGCTATCACCTCGATGTTTGGCGACACCGCCAACGACCTTGTTGGTAACTCCGCAGGTGGCGGCTTCCCCGTCATCAGCATCAAGGGCAAGGTCTTCCACATCCAGCGTGCCGATGAGCGCGTTCTGGTGACCAAGCCGGGCGAAGACGATCCTGCATCGTCTATCGAAGTGGTCATCGTTCGGGCCAACCCCAACCGCTCGAAGGTGTTCTACGCCACGGGCTACCAAGAGGGCGAGGCGCTCAAGCCGACCTGCTACAGCAACAACGGCGTCGAGCCAGAGGCCGATGCGCAGGAGCCGCAAGCCAAGAAGTGCGCCGTGTGCGCACACAACCAGTGGGGTAGCCGCGTCACCGACAACGGCAGCAAGGGCAAGGCATGCTCTGACTCACGGCGTCTGGCCGTCGCTACGCTCGACGCGCCAGCAGATCCGATGCTGCTGCGTGTTCCGGCTGCGTCGATGCGAGCACTCGAAGAGTTCGGCAAGCAGCTGGCCGCTCGTGGTGTTCCCGCTCAAGCTGTGGTGACGAAGATCGGTTTCGACTACAGCGTGGCCCACCCTGCCCTGAGCTTCAAGCCGGTCGGCCTGATCGGTGACGCGAACCTGCTGGCAGAGATCAAGGCAGTGGGCCAGGGCGAGATCGCCAGCCAGATCATCGGCATCAAGCCAGCGAGCGAATTCAACGCCATAGAGCACGCAGCAGAAGAACCGCTGCCCGTGATCGCTGCGCCAGTGAAAGCCCCCGTAGCGGAACCGAAGCCCGCACCAGCCAAGGTTGCGAAAGCAGCCAAGGCCGAGTCTGCCCTCGACGCAGCCAGCCAGATCGGAGACAGCCAGCCCAAGGCCACTGTGAAGGTCGAGACCCCTGCTCCTGCTGCCAAGCCAGCCGCACCTTCTATCGAAGAAAGCATCGAGGGCATGCTCGACTCGCTGGACTTCGACGACTAGACCCCCCAGAGCGGACGGTGCAACGCCGTCGCCGGAACCGTAACCGGCATCTTGCTTACTACAACGCACAAAAGGATTGACTCCGGTACTCACTTACCGGTAAGTTCGTCGTCTCTGGGGAGGGACAATGGAATCAACGAGCTTCTACAGAAGCATCTATCCGACCGACTTCGGCGTTCGCGTGCTGGCGGTTCTGGACAAGGGCGCACCACCGCGCCACTACTTCTTTGAGACAGACGAAGACCTGATCGCCGCAGCGGCTGCGTATGACCGGCCAGGACGCGACGTCTATCACGCGTGCGCTGTCTACACCGAGCCGACCAACCGCAAAGGCGAGAACGCCAAGGCAGCGAAGTCGCTGTGGGTGGACCTGGACGTCGGACCCAACAAGCCCTACGGCACGGCCAAGGCAGCTGCTGAACATCTGGAAGCGTTCCGCGTAGAGGCAGGTCTACAGCCACCGCACCTCGTGAAGTCAGGCAGCGGCATCCACGCTTACTTTCCGTTCGACAAGGCGATCAATCCAGATCAGTGGCGGCGACTTGCCTCCGCGATGGCCACATGCATGGACCACTACGGCGTGGCGTACGACCCGAGCCGCGCCACCGACATTGCGTCCATCCTGCGCATACCGGATGCGCATAACTACAAGACAGACCCGCCCAAGCAAGTCAAGCTGCTGCGCCTGGGTGAGAGCGAACCCGCTGGCACGATCTGGAAACGGCTCAAGGACTACGCCGAGCTGAACGACCTGCTGCTGGACGCCCTACCCGCCAAGGCCATCGTCAGGCAACCGGTCGAGCGCAATGAGCTGATGGGCAACGTGACCCATGCGCCGTCTTACGGAGAAATCATCGCGCAGCACTGCGCTGTGATCGGTGAGGTTGCAGAGACTGGCGGCGACGTGGGTTACGAGATCTGGTGGCGTGCTCTGGGCATCGCCAAGCACACCGTCGCGCCAGAGGAAACAGCCGCGCACTGGACACGCAACCGCGAGCAGACAGGCCACGACCAGAGCGACTGGCAGACCGTGATGGCAGCGTGGGCCGTGGGTCCGACCACCTGCGCAGAGTTCAGCAAGCACAGCGATAAGTGCCGCGAGTGCTCCCACTTTGAGAAGGCGATGGCATGAGCTTTTCACCCATCCTGCTGGGCGTCCCAGAGCTGCCCGTAGTACAGCCGCTGTCAGTCATACCCGCGCAGGGCGCTCCTGCACCCGTAGGCCCTCCCGGTCCGTGGGAGTTTGCAGAGAGCTGGATCACTGACACCCTGAACAAGAAGTTCAAGGTCGGTATTGCTGGCGATGCCATGACGATGAGCGTGCGGCAAGACGATGGCAGCTTTAAGCACGAGCCGCTGACGCAACGCTACTGGCAGGTCATGCGCCGCATCCGAACACCAGATGGGAATTGGCATTTGGACATCTGGGTCAAGACCAAAACAGGCCACGCCTCGTTCCTCCTCCCGTCAGCCGATGTCTGCCGCCCCGAGCCGCTCAAGACAGCGTTCGGTTCCAAAGAGTGCCACATACAAACAAACCAACGAGCTATGCACAAGACACAAGAAATCTTGATGTGGGAGCAGGCCCGCCTGCACGACTACGCCATGGAAACCATCACCTACCCATCAATGGGATGGGCCACTGTCGATCACGTCAAGACTGCAGAGTTGACGGGCGAGTTTGTGATGGGCGACATGCTGTACGCCCCCAAGCAGCCACCGAGAAAGATCCTGTTGGGAGAGTCCGTCAGCGCAGACATCACGGCTGGCTTGGATACCAAGGGCACCACCAAAGAGTGGGTCGATCTCATTGACCGCATCTACAACAGGCCGGGTGCGGAGGCGTATCAGTTCTGTTTGGCTCTCTCGTTTGCGTCACCACTGGTCAAACTGGTGCCGGGGTCGGGCGGGTGGAACGGCATCCCCACTGCTATCTGCGGCACTTCTGGCGCTGCCAAGACATCGACCTGCCACGCAGCGATGAGCATCTGGGGCCACGGCAAAGCGTTGACTTTCAATGCGGGGACCAAAGAATCGCAGGGCGACACGGTGACCGCGCTGGCCATCAAGATCGGCTCAGTCAACAACCTGCCGTGTGTGCTGGATGAGATGAGTGGTCTAGAACCCGTGCAGCTGGGCGGTCTGCTCTACATGCTGAGCAACGGCAAACCACGAGACAGATCAGACAGCAGCGGTCAGAAGCTCGTCATCAACAACCAAGTGTTTAGCAACTTGCCGCTGTTCACAGCGAACGATGACTTCCATGAAAAGCTGCTCTTGCTGGCGGACTCCAACACGCAGGACGCCACGCGGTTGCGCTGCTTCCAGATCCCGATTCTTGAGCTGGACTTGAAGACCGTCTTCGCAGACATCGACCGAACCACCATCGACTCGGAGCTGCTGTCCATGCAGTACGGCTGCGTGGGCCGCGAGTGGATACAGCACCTCGTCAACAACCGTGAGTCGATCCAGAAGATTCTCGGTGCGCGTCGGGCTACGTTCAAGATCGACGACAACGACCGCTCTGCGATCCGGTTCTTCAAGGACCTGTTGGTGACCGTCGAGGTCTCATCCCGCATCGCAAAGAGAAAGGGTCTCATCGACTGGGACGTTGACGCCATGATGGAGTGGGCCAAGCAGCAAGTACGCAGGCTGCGCGATGGCATCTTCGAGAAAGATTGGGACAGCACGATCTCCGACTACATCGCATCGCTGCACGGCAGAACCATCGTCACCAAATACATGAAGCTGGGCAGAGGTCGCAGGACAACTGTTGAGACGCCGCTGGAGAACCTGTCCGCATCCAACCCACCAGTGGCTCGACGCGCTATCGAAGACCGGCTGATGTTCATCACGGTCAACTCACTGCACGACTGGTGCAAACACAACCGCGTAGCGGGCAGCGTGCTCACCGCAGAGATGCGCAAGCGTGGGTTCTTCACCAACCGAGATGGGTCCCACCCAGATGCCAAGCAGCGTGCTGCACTCATCAACCTCGGCAGCGGGACCTCAGTGACCCGAGCCCAAGCGCAGTGTTTCGAGCTGGACTACGACGTGGTGGTCAACCGCTGTGGCAGCAACCGTGGAAAAGAGACAGACGAGCCAGAAGACGGCAACGTGGTCTACCTGCAGGAGGTCGCATGAGTGAAGCATCGTTCTCAATGTTTCTTTCAGACGAGGAGTTGGCCGACCTGACTGGGTACAGACAAGCCGCCAAGCAAGCACAGCAACTCAAAGCGCAGCGCATCCCCTTTCACCTGAATCGCGCTGGACGACCAAAAGTGGCTAGAGCTATCCTAGAGGGTGGTCGAGCTGCTCCTGCAGCAGAAAAATCCTGGAGTCCTTCATGGGCCGCGTGAGCACCGTAAACAGGAACTTGCCGCCGCGTATGCGTGCGCGGGTTCGCGGGCGCACGACGTACTACTTCTATGACACCGGGGGTACGCCACGGCGTGAGGTGCCGCTAGGTACCGACTACATCTTGGCAGTGCAAAAGTGGGCCGAGATGCATGAGCAAGCTCCGACCGCACGCATCACGGTTGGGTGGGCAATCGCCAAGTACCTTGGCTCGCCGCAATTTGACGAAGTCAGCTTGGGCACACAGAAAGACTATCGGTTTGCTCTAGACAAGCTGCTTGTGAAATTTGGAGAGGCACCGCTCGATCAAGTACGCCCGTCTCATGTGACGCTCTACCTTGACGTTCGCAGCAAGGAGTCCAGACACCGCGCACTGCGTGAGAAGACGGTGCTGTCAATGATCTTCGGGTGGTGTATCGCACGCGACTATTGCAAGCTGAACCCAGTGTCGGCGATCAAGACCAAGCGACTGCCTGGACGGCGTGATGTCTACATCGAAGACGACATTCTTGAGGGGGTCTACGCAGCTGGTAGCGTGGCATTAAAAGATGCTATCGACCTCGCGTACTTCACTGGGCAGCGGCCTGCTGACGTACTCAAGATGGCCGAAACGGATCTACGCGACGAGTCGTTGTACGTCCGTCAGAACAAGACCGGCAAGCCACTGCGCATTGAGGTCGCTGGAGATCTGCAGCTGTTGGTTGATCGCATGCTTGAGCGCAAGCGACAGTTCGCAGTGAGACCGCTACAGCTGCTGGTTGACGAGTCTGGGCAACCGATGACCAAGGCTAAATTGCGCTCACGATTTGAGGCCGCACGAGCCCAGGTTCCGGGTGCTGAGGGCTTCCAATTCAGAGACCTTCGACGCAAGACCGCAAGCGATTTGCGGGACCAAGCAAGCATCGAAAAATCACAAGCTCTGCTGGGTCACTCAACGGTCCAAATGACCGAGCACTACGCAGCTGGAAAGGCCCAAAAAATTTCCGCAATTCCCAGGAGAGCAAGCAATGGCGCGGGTCCAGAGGCGGCTGATTGCGGAAACAAAAAGAGCCGCAAACCCGCATGAATCCTCACTTCAGCGCCAGATTCAGGTACTAGCGAGTAACTTCGTGGAGGTTCGAGTCCTCTCCTGGGCACCAACGGTAGCACACGCTTATGGCGGTAGCGGCCACTAACTTACAAGAACCTGCTTTTCCGCAAAAGCATAGTTTTTCCGCAAAAGACAAAAAAAGACCCCCGGTGGTAGCCGAGGGTCGAAGACCGCTGCAGTTGAAAAACAGATTGGCAACTGCGCTGCAACGGAGGGACTAGCTCATTGCGCGAACCGACCTGCCCTATTCATATAGGCCTCGTTCTTGGTCATCAGCGGAACACCGCTGCCTGGAGCGCGATTCTTACCTTCTCCGCGTACGTCCTTGCGCCACTGAACTTCCTGCTTGCCGGTGATCGGCTGCTCAGGGTGGTCCTCGTTGAACTCCTGGATCAGCTCGCGGACATCGCCCATGTCACCGCTGCGAACGCCCGCCTTGTACGCCTTGCCGATACTGCCTTGGCGTTCCTTGTACGCAGCCTCGATGTTCTTGATCGCGTTGGTGCCTTCGTAGTACGCAGACTCTGCGGTAGGAGATACGCCCAGCGCCCGCAGCGTCACATCCCACGCATCCATCTCGGTGCCGGTCGGCACGTTCTTGCCATCCGTCAAACCTGCAGTGGAGTAGCGACCGGCTTTGACCACGTCAGCGACGAACTTCGGTGACAGCTTCTCGATACCCTTCGCCACATCGCCTTCGGACAGTCGTACGAATCCGTCGTAAAACTTGGCTGACATTCCTGCGGCTGGGCCGAGGGCACTGAGTACCAACTCGCCCACTTGCTCCTGGCCGGTGCGCTTATCGAAACGAGCCATCGGGAACGGCGAGGCAATATCTCCGAGACCGATACGCTTGGACAGGTCCATGCCAAACATGGCAGGCACACCCTTGGCCAGAACATCGGACAGTCCCTTGTCGCCCGACAAGTCATAGATCGCGTTGCGCAGTTTGGTCTCTGCATCACCTTCAGGATCATCCTCGTCGCCGAACAGGTTGGCAACGAACAACGCGGTAGACATGAACGGCAAACCGAGCACACCTGCAGACATGCCGGAGGTGAGCGTGAAGTAGGTCAGAGCAGCGCGTGCCTCCTTGGCTTCCTTGCCCTCACCAAACGCTTTCTTGATGTTCGATCCGAACAGGTAGAGCATGCCCTGCTGGTATCTGCGGAACTGGAACACCAACTTGGCAAACGGAACCCCGCCGCCTTCTCGCATGACGCGAGCTGTGCCTTCAGAGCTGTAGTCGAACTGCGTGTTGAGCGTGGTGTCGTACGCATACTTGACCGCGTCGTCGTAGTTCATACCGTCTTTGCGAGCCAGCCGGAAAGATGCCAGCGCAGCCGACGTGCGGTTGAGCAGCTCGATCTGCTGTGTGGTCCAACCCATGTACCGGTTGACTTGCGAGAGCAATCGGCTGGAGTCCTGCGCGAACATGCCCAGCTCAAGCTGTGCGCCATCGGCAAGAATCCCCTTGGTCATCAGCTCACGAATCGCCTTGCGGTCCTCGGTCGCAGCCAGCGTGCCCTCGCTGATGCCGGACCATGCATCGAACTGGCCGTTCTTCCAACGAGCGTCTTTCAAGATCATCAGCGCATCTCGTGAGGCTGCACTGAGTGCCTTGGTTGCCTTGGCGATCCCGAACTTGCCAGCCATCATGGGCAGCGTCACCAACCACGGCTGGGTGCTGTTGATGAGCATGAACGAAGGCGACACGCCGAGGTGGTAGACCCAAGACAGCGAAGACATCAGATCTTGCACAGGGGTCTGCTTGTACTGCATGTCCAGCGCCATGCGCTGTTCCATCTCGCGGTGGATGTGCTGCAGATCTGACTTGCCCTTGGTCTCGCGCTTCATGGCGAACATCGTGTCGGCCATCTCGCTGGCGTACATCAACCGTGACGTGAAGAACGCGCCCTGCTGCCCTGCCGCAGCGAACGCACGCAGCATGTCTGGACTCGCGCCCTCGATGCCCTTGCGGTGTGCTTCTCTGCGAAGAGCGTGCATCTCTGGCAGAGACTGCAGAAAGATCGAGCTGATTGACTCGTTGAGTTTTCCAGCTGTGCCCTTGTCGAACTGGCTGTCGATAACCTGCGTGATGTTGTCCAGCGTGTCTTGCGACAGCGTGCGCATGCCGTCGATGTGCTGGTCAGTCAGGTCCTGGCGAGTCTGCAGACCCTTGGCCTTGAGAGCGCGTTCCGCTGCGTTGGCTTGGCCCTTGGTCTCGTGAGCGGACACCGAATACTGCGTGCCGTCTTTCTTCATCGCGTCGAGCTGCTTCTCCAACGCGGTGCGTTCTGAACCCGTGGCGTCATCCATGCGCTGGCGCAGGTCGATCAGGGCCTGAGACTCCCCGATAGCAAGGTAGCTGCCGAAACGCATCAGCGGGAAGTAAGGCCCCTTGATCTGCTTGAGCTGCTTGCTGTACTCGGCCTTCGAGGTTTCTTGCTCTTTGGCCAGCTTGGCCACAGCGTCTGTGTCCCCACGTTCCTGAGCTGCTTCGATGCGCTTGTTGTACGTGTAGTCCACGAGCTGGTTGTACGCAGCCTCGCGTTTCTTCCACGCATCGTCGAGCGACTTCTTGGCTTCTTGGTAGACCTTCTTGGCCTCGGGAGTCATCGCGTTGTACTTGGCAGCGAGCGCCGCGTGCTCTGCTTGCTGCTCTGGCTTCAGGTGCGCGTTCTCTGGCTCACCGAAGGCGCGGTCCGGGTGGATCTCTTTGAGCGTGGCACGCAGCATGACTTCGCTGAGCTGGGCCTTGATCGCGTTGGCCAGCTTGTCCCAGCGAACCGAGATGTCGTGGAACTCCATCGCCTGCTTGGTGCGCTCAACCGTCAGCGACTGCTGCAGACCGACGTACTTCTTCAGCGAGTCAATCTTCTTGCCAAACTGCTCTGCCAGCTGCGAGTTGTTGAGGAACCTGGGCGAGTTCTTCTGGAGGAAGTCGGTCACCGTCGCAAAGCTGTCTGCGACCTTCGGGTTCATGTTGCCCCGCAGCCGCTCCGCAGTGTTGCGGTACAGCGTGTTGGCGTTGTTGGCAGTTGCAGTAGAGCTGCCGATACCAAACT